TAGGAGTAAGCATGTCTTTTTACAGTGAGTTTATGGATGCCGCCGCTACTCAGTTAACGCAAAGATCAACTGCGCCGTCGCTGACCGCCTACAAAGATGGGCAGGTAGATGCTGAGCAGACTCTCGCGAATATTACGCAGCGTGAGTATCAAAACTATGTTCGTGATGTGCGTCCCATCGAGATGCAGTTGATTGAGAAGGCGAAGACGGACACCAGCCTCATTGATGCCGCTTATGAGGACCGCGATCGTTCGAATCAGCTGACTCAGGGCATCGTAGACCGCAACGCTGGTCGTTACGGAGCTCAGCTGACCCCCGCTCAGATGCAACAGCAGCAGCGTGAGCTAAGTCGCAGCACGACACTTGGGGGTATTCAAGGCATCGCAGACGCACGTATTGCACAAAAAGACGCAAACAGAGCGCTGATGGCGGAACTTATTGACATTGGCCAAGGCGTAAACCGAGCGTCTTTAGGCGAACTAGGTAACGCCGCACAGAACGCCGCTAATCGAGAGTCTGCATATAAGAGCGCTCGCGCCCAGAACAAAGCGCAGACGTACAGCACGTTGGGCACGATCGGCGCAGCAGCCCTCATTTTTGGCATATAAAGCACACTACCCGAGATCAATCTATGTCAGCTTTAAGCAGTTTCTTTTCAGGCGCAAATGCCAACCAGAACTACCGCAACGACATCCGTGCAGCAACGTATCAGCAGAAGCAAATTGATCTCCTTGAGGGCGAGCAAGCTCTACAAGATGACCGGCGTGCTCTGAATCAGACGCAAGCGATTGCCAGTCAGCTGGGGGTTTTGTCGACCGATGGATTATCTATTGATACTAAGAAACTGACTGAACGTCTGGCGGCACAGCGAGAAAGCGGTCAAGTAGATCAGTCGCTCGAAAACCTGCTGACTACGGTAGGTAACACTGATTTTTCCGTTAAGACCAACCCAGGTTTTAAGTTCCGGCAATTCAATGTAGGCCCTGATGGCTCGTTTTCTATGATCGGTTCGTACGACGGTCAAGAAGGTAACCCTAGAGCCGCTACTGTTAATGGCGGTACAGATGATAGTGAAGATGTCTTGTTTGCTTCACCTGAACAGGTCGCTAACGCTGCAAGTAATGGGTTCAACCAGCTTTTGCAGAAAAAAGGCAACGCGGATTACTACTTGCAAGTTAGGAACAAGGTTAGGTTAGGCAACTCAGCTATAGATATGGCAGAAAATGAGACTCGCGCTTCGGTCGGCCAGTTAAGAAACCAAGTAGACCTTTTCTTGGGGCAGTACAAAGGCACTGATCAAGAACAAGCGGCGCAACAAGCCGCAAGAAAGCTAACGAGTGCGCTTGCAAGCGCTGAAGGTTGGGAAGCGCAGTTCGATGTGTTGCAAGATTTTGGCGAGCAGCTTGGTGTGGACGGAATAACTGAAATCGCAAACGCTGCAAAAGCTGATACTACTGGCAGTACTACTGGCAATACAGCGGCTCCTACTGCCACTGCTCCAGCTGGTCAAGCTGTTCCAGCTGCTGCACCTGCGCCCGCACCTGCCGCACCTGCGCAAGTAACCGATGCTGATATAGAAGCTTATAAAGAGGCTAATCCGCTCGAAGCGAACTTACCCGATAGGGTTATAGCGAGCAGGCTTCGTGGGCAGCAGCGTAAAGAAATGAGTCTTGCGGAGCGTGCAGGCGCAAGAAACAACGCAGGCGCAGAAGACAACAGCGCACGCATTGCAGAGATCGAACAGATCCTCGCCCGCCCTCTTCCCAAGAACGCTCGTTCGGGAGTGGCAAGACGTCGGCAAGCGCTGCAAAAAGAACTTGAAGGGCTACAAGGTAAATCGTCTGCACCCGCTGCGACTGAGAGCGCGCCAGCCAAAGACGAGGCCGCCGCCCCACCTGTGGTCGAGCTAGGGCAACAGGTGGCAGCCGCTCAAGCTAAAGGAGATACGAACGCACAAAACGTTAAACCGACACGCGAGCAGGTAGCGGCCCTTAAGGAAGCTTTGAACGACAAAGGAATAATGTCGTTTAGAGAAATGCCTAGAGCTTCGCTGGCGGAGCAGCGCGCTTTGTTAGCGGTCCTCTCTTCAGATGAGAGCGCCGACCCAGCACAGCGCGAGAGGTATCAGATCGCCCTGAACAACATGATCGAAACTGGCACGATGTCGTATGACAGAAAGTCTTTAGACGCGGCAGTTTTGGATGAGCGAAAGCAAACTTCAACCGAGTTTCAGGCCCAAACAGCGCGCGCAAACACTATACGTTTACGGGATGAATTCGTTGGAGGAGCGGTCCACAAGAGTTCCACTTTCATAAACAAACAAGGTGAGAACATTGCGAAGCTGTTTGTTGATGGCGACGGTAATGCCCTCGATCCCTCTGTTAAGCAGTATCAAACAGCCGCGCTCGGTCAGAACGGCTCCATTGCAAATCTTTTTCGACGCTTACAAGGCGCTATAACCCGTCAAAGATCTGGGGCTGGCGGACGCGATGTTGCAGGTGCCGAAAGCCGACAGCTTACTGATGCGCTCCTTGCCCAGATCAGCTTTGGTATGCAGTTTATAAGTCAAGACGACGACTTAGAGATTAGTTTTTTAGCTACCGATTCAGGTGCAGCGCTGACGGCAAGCGACAGCCGCTTGTCTCGAATAGCAAGGGACGGTGCGCAAGATGCGCAAGGTCGCAGCGGCATAATTATCTTGAAGCCTGGCACTAACACGCAGGACGGCGACGCATTCAGCGCGAAACAGGTACAGGAGTTTTTTGGCGGCAACACTGAGCTGTCTCGATTCTTCTTTACTAAGCTTGATGAGATCGAGCGACAGAGGGCCGGTAACTAATGGCTGATCCTGTAGAGTCGCTTTTATCCTTCGACTACTCAGAGCCGGATCGCGACTATGACGTAACTGCGCGCACGGGAACCACGCCCGATGGCCTAGGGGAAACGTTTGCCCGAGGTTTTGACGTCGGTCTTGAAAACATCCAGACGGACAACGACTACTTTAAAGGTCTGTTCAATACTGTAATTGGGGACGAAGAAGCAGCGGCTGAAAACATTGCAGCTGCTCGTGCCCGCGAACAACGCACCTCCACATCATTTGGGGAACTACAGGACTTCGAAGGGTTTGTTGAGAACCCGACTGTCGGTGGCTTCTTTACTCAGATATCTAAGAACCTCGGTCAAATTACGCCTTATGTAGGCGCGACGCTCAGCAGCGGCCTCGCTGGAGCCGCAGTCTCGGGCCTTACCAAACTCGGCGTCAGCGCGGGAAGCCGTCACGTAACAAAGCGCCTAGTGCGAGATGCTTTTGAGAAGAAGCTCAAGGGCGAAGCAACTCCCGAAGAGGAGCGCGTGCTTGCTGTTTCCTATCGGCTCGCACAACGTAATAACGCCGCCGACAAGATCACACTTAAAGGCGGCGCTGCCGCTGGCATGTACGGCCAAGAGTACAGCAGCATGGCTGGCTCAAATTTCGGCGAGAACCTCGACTTTCTAGATGATGAAGAAGCAGCACTAAGGTCGGCCGGTTTGGCCGTGCCGCAGGCGTTTATTGGCCTCAAGGGCGAGCAGCTTCTGACAAGAATGCTGATGAAAGATCTCGGCGATCTCGCAGCAAAGCGGTCAACGAGAGACGGCTCCTCTTTTGCAAAGCTCGCAAAGAATTTAGCGAGGGGCGGCGCTACCGAGGGTGTGGCTGAAACTTTGCAAGAAGGTATTAGTGTAGCTAATCGGTTCGACATTGACCCTGAATACACTACGCAAGACGCTGCCCTTCGAATGGGCGAATCTGCTTTTGCTGGTTTCTTCGGCGGACTTGGTATCTCAGGAGCCGGAAGCGCCACAGTAGGTACGTTTCGCGGCGCTCAGAACGTCATGGGTAAAGCCAAGGACTACATCGAGCAGGCCCGACAGCAGCAGGTCGACGCAAAAATTGATGGTGAGCAGTATGGCGTGGACTCAATGGGGTTCACGACACCGGAACCACAAAGCTCAGTAAACGCGCAAGTTAGAGCGGCCGTAGACCCCACTACCGCGCGGCACTCCATTTGGGTCGAAGGGCCAAACCCTGAATACGATGCCTCCGAGACGGAAACAAAAGAAGTCGAGATCGAGGCCGGCGTTGATGGAGACGGGAACGTCACCTATCAAAAGTTCTATACGCGTTTTATCCCTGGTCGCGGCACGATCATCTCTAAGAACTTTGACATAGTCGAAGAAGTTGCTGAGTCACAAGCGAACGAGGAATCGCTTGCTGCGGCACTACAATACAGCGACGTTAAGCCAATAGACGGTGACATTGTTGTAGAAGCACTAGACCGCGAGGGCAACGTGGTTTGGCAGCAAGGTACAAACGAAGACGGATTGGCTGGTGCATTTAGCGCAGCTGGTTCTCAGGTTCCTGCTGGCGGATCAGTAAGACGCCGCTCGGTTCAAGAAGCGCTCGAAGAACGGCAAACGCTGTTTAACCAAGAACAAGGTCCGCAAGTAAGAAACATCGATGCAGAAAGCTTCGAAGATGGCTTCTCAGATATCGATAACGAGCTAAAGGTCGACCAAGAGCTTGGTTTTGAAATTGACGAATTTGGCATCGGCAGTACTGAGCTTGGCGATGCGAAAGAAATAAACATTGGTAACGAGGAAACTTATAAACCTCGCTCCGAAGCTAATAGAGTTTTTGAGTCCACGGATGAGGCGCGTAATGCGTTTGCGGAGGCCTTCGCAGACGTAGATTTATCCGACTTAGGGAAGGACGAGTTTACGGGGGTCTCGTTCGCAGAAGGCAGCAAGTTTGCACTAATGTCTGATGCTTTCTTGCGGCAAGCCGCGAAAGCAAAGCGCGAAAACCCAGGCACAGACATCTTCGTCATTGAGAACGAGGACGGTAGTCACTCGCTCATGCAGACGGTCAGCCCTGAGGCAGAGTTATTTGGGTTTGACTCCCGCACTGACACTCTCCTTGACCCTGCAGTCGAAGCAGAGATAGACGCTGAGGCCGCGCGCGCTGAAGCGCTTGAAGCTGAACTAGATGCAGAAGAAGCTGTAAACCAGATCAAAGACACGAACGAGCTACGCCCTGGGCTCGACTTATTCGACCAGCAGCCTAAAGAAGCCCCGCCCGCCGGCCCTGTTGAGCCGGATCCTTTGCAGCGCGGCGAAGACGCCCCACGGGTTATCGGCGGAGTAGCGACAGCAGCGCAGTTTATTCGCAACGCAATTAAAAAAGCGAAAGAAAGCCGGTTTGCCCGCCAGCGCCGAACTAAGAAAGGCTGGGTAAACAAGAAGCCAGAAGAACTTGTTACCGTAGATGGAGTCGCTGTAAACCTTGTCGATCTAGTTAAAGATGGACAGCGTCTTTTTTCAATCGAACAGCGCGGCGAGTTCACCCAAGGCGGTCGAGTAACAGCGATGCGCAACGGCCTGTTTCAGGTAATTGGTTCGCTGATTGCTGAAGGCAAAGTGGTTAAGATTGGCGGATACGACATTCGCTCCAAGCTCCTTAAAGACCTGCAAGACATATCGACCCAGATCGCTCAAGAAGAGCAAGCAGTGGCGGATGCAGCGTTGGAGTGGGACTTAGATCCTGACAGCCCCGATTTAAATGCGCGTCTTGCCGAGGTTCAACAGTACCTATCTGAAGTTGAAGGCAGAGTCGCTCAAGGGCGTCGTGCTGACAGAGAGGCCCGAAGAAACTCGCCACTGGATCGATTAAAAATTCAGCGCGCGAAATGGGCACGCGACTACGCCGAGTATCAAAAGCTTACGGCGCAAGGCGTGAAAGGCCTGACGGAACCTGTGAAGCCGCCGCTTCTTGCGCTAATGGACGTGCAGGCTGGGATGGAAGACGGACGGTCAATCACCGTCGGCAAGCTCCTAAATAAAACCCCTGAAAACACGCCCTCTAAAGATGCGATCTACACGCTGACAAACGAAGACGGTTTTGTTGTTTTCGAAGGTAACAAGCAGCAGGTGCAAGAGGAGATTGAAAGCTCCAACAGGCCTTACATCATCAGCAAGAACGGCAAGCGCCTAACTGACGAAGAGTTTGCACAAGAGCGCAACGTGGGCTTCAACGACCGTCCGACTAATTTCCGGCCCGACGAGCCTGTGGCGGACACGCCTAGTGAAGACTTGAGGCCGATCGGCTTCTCAGAGCAAACCACGGACGCTGACGCTGATTACGCTTTTGACCCTGAAGCGGAAAACTTAGGTGACCTCAAGCCCCTTGGCGTAAAGGCTGGTACGATCGCTGCGCGGGTTGTTGATATCGCACGCCGAACGTTGAACTTGGATAAGCCTACGTCAGTCTTGTCAGTCCGCGAGTTGCTTCGTATGGACAACTTTGAAGACGCATTCAGCGACCCTAGGGTAGCTGCATACGTTAAGGAAGTCGCAGAGCAGCTTATAGCGGACCCACAAGGCGGCGGTCGATACATCGGATTTGGCGATGCGCACATTATTCTTATTGATGAAAGCGCGGGCAAGAACGACCTGGACACGGCGCTGATTGTTGCTCACGAACTCGGGCATGCCCTGTTCAAAGAGCAGCTCTCTTCAACTCTAAAGAACCCTGCGTTATATAACCGCCTGTTTGACGAGTTCCAAAAAGCGCGCGACGCCGACGACGCGCCTACTGCGTACCGAGGGAAGCACGGCTTCGAAGAGTGGTACGCAGATCAGACTGCTAACTGGGCGATTGCTGAATACGCCAAAGACAGAAAGAAAGGCTTGGTAGGCGCGCACTTCCAGAAAGTTGCTCGTAAGCTAAAGCAGTTTTACAAAGCCTTCTCTGCTGACATGAAGAAACGTTTTGGCCGTGACGCTGCTTCGCCAGAATTCCGTGGCTATATGGATGAAGTTATACGCCGTCGCTCCGAAGGCAGCACGGCATCTGGTGCGCAAACAGCATCGATGCAAGAGAAAGTTATTGTCCGCAAGATGGCAGAAGTTGTTGAGAAACAGCAGCCAGGCTTCGTCGGCGCGGTTAACAAGAAAGTACAACAGCTGATTAGAAGCGATGGCTTCACACCTGTTTATAACTTTATCTTCACCGCCGACTCACGACTCCGAAAAATCGCCGGCAATAAGGTGGCTGACCTGTTCTACGGCAGAGCGCAACAGGCCAACGGTAAAGGACGGAATAAGCTTGGCTTTATCAAGACCTCGATGCTTGAAGGCAACCGCTGGTTTAACAAGTTGGAGGACGCAATCGATGGCGACCTAGATTCGCCGGAAGTACAAGCTGACATTGATATAGCGTTTTCAGACACGCCCACGCGAGACCTTACGAATAAAAACGCGATCGCGGTACGCAAGTGGTTTGACCAGTTCTACGATGAGTACATAGAGCCGTCTCAGGCTGACATCGGCAGGCAGACTGATTATGCGCCTGTCGTGCTAAAGCTCTCCGAAATTGAGCAAAACCCAGACGTACTTATTAAGCTGATCCTCGAATCTGATCCAGAAGCAAAGCCTGCGGACATCAAGTTTGCCGTGCAGAAACTGGTCGATTATCAGCAAGCCGTTATGGACGGTGCCCCGATAGACATCAAGGGGACTAATCCTGCGCAATCAGCTGAAGCGGCAATTAAGCTGACGAAGGCTGTAGGACGAGACAAGTTGAAGGCTGCCGGTCTTCTCGAAGACACAGACGTCGCGTTGATGACCTACATCACGAAGACTGTGAAGCGCGTCGAGTGGAAGCGTAATACTGAAGACGAATTCGGTAACAGCATCTACGAAGAAGAACTGCGCAAACTGTCAGGCAAAGATCAGGCAGAAGTACAGAAAATTGTACATAAGTATCTCGGCTACCAAGAGTCTCCGCTTAGCCCTATGTGGCGGACGATCAACAGCTGGGGTTCTGTATTGCAGATCTTCGCTATTCTTCCACTGGCGGTATTGGGGTCTATCCCAGAATTGGCTGGGCCTGTTATAGCGAGCAAAGAATTCAGTTCGGTTACTGAAGGTATGAAGGAGATTGTCAGAAGTATCCGCAACAGAGATGAAGCGCGAGCCTTAGCTAGGGATCTCGGAGTTGTAACCAGCCAATCAGTCGCGAACATCATGATGTCGCAGGCAGAACTAGATTTTATGAGCGAAGGTGCGCGCAAGCTGACAGACGGGTTTTTTCGAGTGACTCTACTAGACACATACACCAAGTTTACGCGCGAGTTTGCTTCGAATATGGGCGTACGGTTTATTATTAAGCACGCTGATATCGACGGGAACGCGAACGCCTTTTCCAAGAAGTACCTCGATGAGCTAGGCGTGTCCGCTGCCGATGTGCAGGCATGGTCTAAGTCAGATCAGAACTTCAACACTCCAGAGGGTCAGCGCGTCAGAATGGCGCTTCAACGTTTTGTCGAGTCATCAACGCTACGACCGAACGCTGCTGAACGACCTGTATGGGCGTCTGACCCGCATTGGGCGCTGTTCTGGCAGTTAAAAGGTTTCTTCTACTCGTACGGCAAAGTAATGCTTGCAGGCGCACGACGCGAAGCAGCTTCACGTTTGAATGGCGCTACCGCAACCGACGCAAGCAAGTACGCGGCATTGACCGGCGCAGCAGGCGTATTTGCCTTGATGGGTATAGCTACTATGCCACTGGCTATGGTGGGCATGGAGCTTCGTGAATACGCCAAGTTTGGTCTTGCTTACGCCATTCCAGGCATAGACCACGACGCGAAAGATTACTTCCGCACGGACAACCTCAGTTGGCCTGAATACCTAGGCGCTGCATTTGACCGCTCTTTTGCCGCCGGCCCCATAACGATTGCTCAACAAGCGATGCAGGCAGCTGATTGGGGGCGCGGCGTTACAGGCGCTGCCGCAGTTGTCGCCGGCCCAACTGCTGAAACCGTGCAGCGTATCTTTACCGATGGGTTTTCCAGCACGTTTGAAAATCGAATGTTACCAACAGGACTTCTGTAATGAGCATAGTAGGACAGCTGATAGGCCCTGTAAGCGGGCTGCTTGGCAAGGTTATCAAAGATAAGGACAAGGCGGCGGCTTTGGCCCACGAGATCGCCACGATGTCCGAGAAACATGGGCAGGAGATTGCGCTAGAGCAGATAGAAATCTTGAAGCTTGATGCAAAAGGCAACTGGTTTCAGTCGTCTTGGCGTCCCTTAGCCGGTTACACATGTGTGCTGGGGCTCATGGTGAACTTTCTAATAGCGCCCATCGCGGCGGGGTTCGGTGTTGAAATACCGCAGGCCGATGCAGGCGTCATGATGCCTTTGCTTCTTGGGATGTTAGGGCTGTCTGGCGGTAGAAGTTACGAGCGAATCAAGGGAGTAGACAAGTAATGGAGTACCTGTACTTCAAAATCAGTGATTTCGATTGCCAAGAAACTGGCGAGAATAAGATGGATCCTGAGTTCATACGCAAGGTCGACGAGCTTCGATCAGCTGTCGGTAGGCCGCTGTATGTAACATCAGGTTACAGGTCTCCAACTCATAGTATTGAGGCCAAGAAATCGCAGCCAGGAACTCATGCGCAGGGGATTGCTTGTGATATCAAAGTGTCTGGCGGTGCCGAGAGACGTGAGCTTGTGAAGCACGCCTTTTATCTTGGATTTACGGGGATAGGCATAGCTAAGACCTTTGTTCACGTTGATATAAGGACCTCTACTCCTGTTTTGTGGTGCTATTAATTTGCGGTAATATATTAGCAAAGCTAATATACAGCCGATACGTACAGGTGAATACATGGCTTACTCGGACACATTGAATTTAGTAGTGGGGGACACTCTGCCCCAGTTGAACCTTACTCTTAAAGATTCAAATACTGCGGCGGCTGGGGTGACGCTAGACCCCAATAACAGCGCGACGTGGGCACCCATTGACCTGACGGGCGGTACGGTTCGTATCCGCATTCGCGAGCTTGGCGGTACGACTGTCAAATCAACTCTCACGGGCACCATAACGGACAATACGGGCGGCGTAGTGCAGACTAATTTTCCTACAGGGACTTTAGACACCGCAGGTACTTTTGAAGCAGAGGTTGAGATTACTTTTGCTAATGGTGGAATTCAGACCGTAAACGACCTTATAAAACTTAAGGTTAGGGCGGACTTCGACTGATGCCGTCTAAGGTAGTCGTTCAGTATGTAGACTTAAAGGCGGAGGTCAGCGTAGTTGATCTCCAAGTTGCTGCTGCGTCTATCGAAAGCTCTACGATTACGATTGACCAAGTTAACCCTACACTTACCGTTGGGGTCTCAGCGCCCTACGCCTCTATCTCTTACCGTGCATTAAAGAGCGTAACAACTTGGTTGCAGGCTACGCTTACGGACGTGTTCCTTGATCCCGATCCGAAGTTTGCCGTTCTTTTCGACGGCGTGTCAGTTAGCGATCTTTTCGCACTGCATTATGGCAAAGAAGAGTCAGAGCAAATTGCGCTTCAAGAACTTGTCGGTTTATCGCTGGCAAAGTCTGTTGTAGACACTGCCACCATCACCGAAGTTATCGACATCTTACTCACGACGATACGCGAGTTAGAGGAGTCGCTTGTTGTATCAGATACGTTAGCGAGCGCAGTCACGAAGCCTTTGCCAAGTGAAACGACTTCGGTCAGTGACGATGCCGTATTGGAACCACAAAAAGGTCTTGATGAGACTATTGGGTTTGAAGATACAACTATACGCGCTACTGGGATTGCTCCAACAGATACGCCTGTTGTTTCTGATTTGGCACCCGTGCTGGAGCCAGCGTTAGTAAAAGAAGATGCGGTATCGCTGGTGGACGTACAGTCGCTCTCCTTGGGCGTGGTATCAGCCGATACTACTTCTTTAACAGATGCTCTTGTTACCGCGTCAGTCAAAAGTTTGGCTGACAGTTTTTCAGTTGCTGAGGTCTTCTCTCGCGTATCTGTTTTCAATGTGCCGCTGTCCGACTCGTTCACTATTGACGACCTTGCCAACGTAGATGCTCTGGACGTTGATACAACGAGTACCAAAGGCAACGTTTTCAGTGTCACTGACTCCCTCGTCTCGACTCTCGTATCCACCAACAGTGGCGTGTTAAACGCCAACACTCTTAATCAAGGAACCTTAAATGCTTAATGAAGATTTGAAGCTGAAAGGGCATCTGGCCATTCGTTTAAACGACGAGGTAGTGCAAGAAGTCCCTAACTTAGTAGTAACCGCTGGTAAGAACTTCGTAGCTAGTCGGATCAAAGATACGACAGAAGATGCAATGACCCACATGGCTATTGGCACGGGCACTGCAGCTGCAGTCGCATCACAGACGACCTTGTCCAGTGAGGGCGACCGAAACGCTTTGACAAGCACCACCGTAGCTAACAACACCGTGACTTACGTGGCCTCTTTTGGCGCAGGCGAAGGCACAGGTGCTGTTGTAGAAGCTGGTCTGTTCAATGCGTCAAGTGCTGGAACGATGTTCTGCCGCACGGTTTTCAGTGTGGTCAACAAAGGCGCGTCAGATTCTATGACGATTACGTGGACGATTACCGTTAGCTAAGAGAAGTTTATGGCTGTTCAGTTTAGTAACAACGCTGCGACTAACCTGTCGGCAGCTATAAGCGCGTCCGCAACCAGTATTACGGTAGCTGACGCTTCTGAGTTCCCTACGCTAAGTGGTTCTGACTACACCTACGTCACGCTCTCCAATTTATTGGAGACGGTAGTAGAAGTTGTAAAAGTTACCGCTATAAGCGGGAACACGGTGACGGTCGTGCGCGGTCAGGACAACACAACTGCGTCTGCGTTCGCATCTGGTGACAAGTGTGAGCTTAGGGTCACGGCGGCGTTGCTAAATGATGTTGCGGAACAAGCCGATACCAACACCACCTACACCGCAGGCTCTGGTATTTCGTTGTCGGGCACCACGTTCTCAAATGCTGCCCCAGACCAAACAGTGTCGTTGACCGGCTCTGGCGCTACCAGTGTGAGCGGGACGTACCCCAACTTCACCATCAGCAGCACGGATACCAACACCACCTACACCGCAGGCACAAACCTCAGCCTGTCAGGAACCACGTTCAACCTGAACACCAATCTGTCGGGATTGGGAACCATCTCCAGCGGTGCTATTACCAGCTCTGGCAGGGGTACGTTTGATGAGCTAACTCTGACCGGCGGTTCCGGACAATCTGACCTTCAACGAGGCTTCTGGTGATTGGACGATCAATAACGCCCAGCAGAACAACGGCATCACAATCTACGACGGCACTGCTGGGGTGTGCCAGGTTAACTACAACGGAGCAGCCGTTGCTGAGTTTGACGGCAGCGGCGGAATGAATTTGATCAGTGGGTCGCTAAGAGTCGGCGGAACCGCCGTCATCGACTCCAGTCGGAACCTGACCAACGTCGGAACCATCGCCTCGTGGCGCGATTACGAGCAGTGGCACTGTCACTTGTCAGGCGGCAGTTCCACCAACCAACACACGCCTACGGCTGGGGGAACCAGGCAAGTCGGGGTATTTGACTAGCCTATCTTTACCAACTTGACTGGAAAAACGTCAGGTCACTGGGGATACTCCACATCGGGTAATCTTGCAGCGGGGCGCGGGTCAGGCTCTATTGCGCTTACAGTGAACGATGGAAAAGGCAACAGTAACCTCACCTTTAACCATGAAAACGGTGTTCCAGACCAAAGCGGTAACGCTGCAAGAATCGAGGTCAACACTGACAGCAGTTCCAGCGCGACGATGTTCTTCGAGGTCAAATCGAATGTTACTGGGGGAACCAGTGTCGATTTAACGCCGATAGTTGCTATCAATGAAAGCGGTTTAACCTTAGAGCCAAACATGGCTTTGAAGGTTGGCAGCACAACCGTCATCGACTCAAGCCGCAATGTGACCGCAAACTTATTAACAGTTAGCGATGGAGGGGTACATTCAGACAGTACTTTTAAATTCCTTACTACAGCAAATGCCGCACAAAACATTCGCACAAAGTCAGTGTTCGCAGGTACGTCGTATGGCGACACACCGCCAGCAGGGTCGTTTAACGCAACAAATACTTACGAGTTAAACGGCACAACCGTCATCGACTCAAGTCGCAACCTTACAAACATCGGAACCATAAGCGCAAGTGGTCAAGTGACCGCCGACAGATTCCTGTCGGGTATCGGCTCAGTGGCATCACCCGCATATAAAGTTGGCGACGCAGACTCAGGGTTTTACGACAGCGGCGCTAACATGATCGGCGTGGCTCTTGGTGGCGTTCTGGAATACGACTTCCAACCAACCAAGCTGGATATGAAAGGGAACCAACTTGATAACGTTGGAGACCTACAAGTCGATGTCACTTCTTCCAACGGTGTGCGGGTAACGGGCACAGATTCGGTCGCTGACGCGGCGTTTACAACCATGTTGATTGACCACAATGCTAGCGGCTCAACTGCGCTAACCGCAGACCGAAGCCATATTGGTCTGGCGATTGACATGGATAGTTCCGCGACAGGGGGTGATACCGCGAACGAGCACCGGCTCTTCGGCATTCACAGCCATGTAAAATCGACGGGCGATCTGACTCTCATTTACGGTCGTCTATGCCATCGCAGAAGCCGAGCAAACGGCGGGGCAAGTGTCAGCCCTTTACGGAGGGTATTTTCAAGCCAGAGGTGATGTAACTGGCGGCACTTTAACTAACAGCTACGGAGTTTACGGCTACAACTCTGTGGCAAATGCCAGCGGTACAACGATCACCAACAATTACGCGCTCTACGGAAAAACACTCGTGGGCGCAGGGCAAGACTCCAATGTCAATCTGGCGGTTGGGGTCTACGGTGAGGTTGAGATTGATCCATCGGGCGCGAGCACAACGCTATCGAGCGCACACGTTTTTCAGGCGCAGTTTGATAACGACTCCGCTGGCGATGTCACCATTAATACCGGCTATCTCTATTACGGCAACTATGCAGGCACACTGCCTTCTACCGCCTACGGCGTGTACATTGCTGACGCAGTTCGTAACTTCTTTGGAGGCACTCTTACCGCCGGTCTGGGTTCAACGACTGCTGCTTCTTATGGCTTCAATGGCGACCTCAACACTGGGATGTACTCGCCTGCAAACCACGAAGTTGCTTTTGCAGCTAACGGCACCCAGCGGCTGAACAGTCAACGCCAGTGGAGCGCAGGTTACTGGGTCGATTACAGCTACTGGGTCGATTACAGCTACAGGCGGCACTTACAGTCGGTGCCTCTGCTGACATCTCCGGCACAGTTTCTATAGGAAACGACAGTAGTCCTTACGGCGAAAGCACAGACCGCGCAGACTTGTTGCAGATTACTGGCACCACATCATCTTGGGCGGGTCTTCAGATCCGCAACTCGTCAGGCGAGGGCCGTTGGTCGTTTATGACCCTGATGGCGCTATGGCGGGGATCTATGACGATGAGAACGGCGATTGGTATTTGCAGTTCAACGAGCTTGGCGCTACGGAGCTACACCATAACTCCGTTGAAAAGCTAACAACTACAACTGGCGGAGTTACGGTTACGGCGCAGACGTTGGCACTTCACACCGTTACGGCTTCCGGCTTGAGTCACAGCCGACAGGTTTTTCTCCGGCTTAGGCACAGCGGCGTCTCCTGCGTTTCAGGTCGGCGACACCAACACCGGCTTCTTCGACAGCGGAGCAAACACCATCGGTGTCGCGTGTAACGGGGCGCATGAGTTCAACTTCACCGCCGCCACGTTGGACATGAAGGGCAACACGATTACCAACGGCGGAAACATCACCCTTTACAACAACGCGACCGATGCACGATACCTGCATCTGCCTCGCGGTGGCGGAATTACGATGTATGGCGATCAAAGCGAACATCACGGCATTTTTTCAAGGAACTCATCCAACACCGCTACCGATGACATCCTGATTAGCTCATATGGTGCAATTTACTTCGACCTAGACTCAAACTCTAACAACAGCAGCGGTGCTAACTTTGAGATAACAAAGCACAACGGAACCGCTGCTATTTTCACGGTAAACGGGGAAAACGGAAGAGTTACTCTTACTGAAGACCTATACATCCCAGATCAAATTGTCCACTCAGGCGACACCGACACCTACATTCAGTTCCACGCAGCCAACCAGTTCCGCGTTGTAACGGGCGGCGCAGAGCGGCTTGAAGTAAATCAAGGCACGACCACCATTGCCGGTACCCTTAACGTCCGAGCAGCAATCGACCTAGCCGACAACGACATACTGCGCCTTGGCTCTGGTGACGATGTGGAGTTCTTCTGCAACGGCTCGCACATGTACATGGATCTCAACTCTGGGATCGGAAACTTTTACATTCGAGACGGAACGACCGCTCGCTACACCTTCAACGACAACGGGACTTTCACCGCCACCGGCAACATCACCGCCTACTCTGACCGCAGGGTGAAGGCGCAGTTTGAGCCGATCACTGACGCGCTCGCAAAGGTGCAACAGCTTAACGGTCAAACCTACATCCGTACCGATATGGATGACGCTAACCGACGATACGCAGGTCTGATTGCTCAAGACGTTGAGGCGGTACTGCCCGAAGCCGTCAGCGAGGTAGAGGATCATTTGACCCTCGACTACAGCGGCACGATTGGCTTGCTGGTTGAGGCGATCAAAGAATTGAAGCAAGAGGTTAACGACCTCAAGGCACAGCTAGAGGACAAGTAAATGGCGATCACACGAGTACGGACGGTGAACCGATTAGAGGTTTTCCCAAGAGATCCAGATTGGCTGGTGACGGTGGTTTATGAGGAAACTTTTGACGATACCGAGGACGCACAGCTTCCGTTCACCTCAGATCGCAAGGTGGTGCTGAAGCGGTATACCGAAAGCACAGACGAGAATGGCAACAAAGTGCAGAGTGTTACTGATATCAGCGGCGAAGACGCTGCGGTTCAAGCAGTCTGCAACGCGCTCTGGACTGACTGATGCCACTTCAGACCTCTGGCGCTATCAGCTTGAATCAGATCCACGTCGAAGCAGGAGGTCCGTCTGGGGGTCAGGTCAGTCTTAATGACCCAGATGTTCGCGGTCTGATCGGTAAAGGCTCTGGCGCGACGATGAGCTTTAACGAGTGGTACGGGGCAAGTGCCTCAACAAGCTACACGCTTGGTCAAGGGAACAACGGTAGCGGAACTGTTGGTTTCGCTTCAGGCTCTTACGGCTCACTCAGCCCGACAACCTTCGATGGCGTGACTGTGAGGTCAATCGGTGTTCTCACAATCGCGGTTAAAGGCGGAAGCACCAGTTACACCCTCATTGTTAGTATTAACGGCAGCCGATCACAAAATTTCTTCACGTCCATTCAAAACACCGGGATTGGCACACTGCAAACGTCAGCCGCAAACCACAGTTCCAGCAGCAGTTATAGTTCATGGTCATGGTCACTCGGCAGCAGCCCGTCGGGATGGGACGGCTCAGGAAACCTTACAGTGACGATAGCTTAGTATGTACACGATAGCCGAACATACAGATCTACCGTCAGGATTCGATTCACTGGTCGATCATTCTATACCGGCGATGGATGCAGGCACCTTCGACTGGAGTTTTGTCGGCTCGCCAACAACGGTAGATCAGAAAAAGGCGTCCATGCGCGAAGCCTTTGAGGTCTATTGTGATGCGCCATTTGGCAAAGTTATTAGCTGGCAAAAGGACGGGCATCTCGTGCAGGTCAATGCAGGTTTGGTGATGCCAGAAGATCCCCAATTCATTCAATACACGCTCAACGTCTGTGGTGACGATTCCACAGGGAGCAAGGCGTGGATACACGACTCCGCGTATATCAGTTCTTCGCGTGAATATATGCGGGACACGATGAGTCTGCTTGGCTACAAGGTCGTCTGCTACAAGAATCAGAGCCTCTACAACTACCATGCGAACAAGATAGACGCGGAGTTGAACTACGCTGTCACTGAGGAGAATGAGTCTGTCGATCCGTCCAACGGCATGACCATCACGACGTTAAAATTCACCTACTTATAGCTACCTGCGCCTCATAATTTATGTACGAATATTAGCGCAGCTGATATTATTAAATACCAACAACTAGGATTGTAAACATGGCTGAAGAAAGCATCGAACAAGAAGCAACAATTATCGTAGACGACGTCTCTTATCCAATATCCACGTTAAGTGAGTCGACTAAGGAACTACTGTCTTTGCATGCTGAAGCAACTCAAGAAATGCTGAAGGCCCGACGGGCGGCGGCTATCCAAGAGATTTCAGTAAAGAGCTTGGCGACGATGATTTCGGCTTCTGTAAAAGAAGGCGAACAAACTGATGCTGAATCCGATGTCAACGCAGCGTGACGATGAACGTTATTTTGAAGCGGTGCAGCGGTTAACTGCACACGAGGCTATGTGTGAAGAGCGGTCAAAAACAATTTTTAACCGTTTGGAATCCATAGAGTCCCAGTTGTCGGCTATAAACAACAACATGTTTATTGTTGCTTTTAGTCTTATGGCCGGCATGGCTGGGGTTATCGTCACGTTACTTTTGAGGTAGGCATGGCGTATTTTAAAAACACACGGTTTTCTGGTGTTGCTCCTGGGGTGGCTCCTAGACTACTGGCCGAAAATTTTGGTCAGACCTCTCAAAACATAGATTTTGAGTCTGGCCGACTTGTACCTACGAAAGAAGATGTCGACACCTACACTCTTCAGAACGGGGCTCGTCGCTCAATTTACTTTTACAGGGACACAAACTGGCTGGAATGGTCAGAGGACGGTGTTGACGTAGTCCCTGGGCCTATCCCCAACGACACCAACGAACGATTGTATTTTACTGGGGACGATTACCCCCGTGTGGGCACGGTCACCTCTATGGTTAGCGGCGGTAGCGGTTACCCCGTGGTCAGCTATAGGCTTGGCGTTCCCGCGCCATCAGCGGCTCCGACAATTAGCAAGAGCGGCACAGCGGCGGGTGCGGAGACCCCTGAAACTCGCGCATACGTTTACACATTGGTTACCGATTTAGGGGAGGAAGGTCCACCTAGCCTTGTCTCAAGCACGTTAGACGTTACAAGTACTGAGACAGTTACGGTCTCCATGCCGTCTGGCGCTAATCCTTCGGGTAACTACTTCTTCAGTACTAATGCGAAGAAGCGTATTTACCGTAGCAACACCGGCTCGCAGTTTACTGATTTTCAGTTTGTCGTCGAAGTCCCATTTACGACTACGTCTTATCAGGACTCCGTGGCGTCTACATCTTTAGCGGAAGTATTACCAAGTGGTACGTGGATCGGCCCACCAGATGACGACACATCTCTTTACCCTGACGGGCCAATGCTTGGGCTAACAGCTGTAGGTAATGGGGTCATGGCTGGTTTTTCTGGTAAACGGTTCTGTCTTAGCGAGCCGTTTCTACCTCATGCGTGGCCGATCCAATATAGGATTACGCTCGAAGACGATATCGTTGATATCGCCGCGACGGGCAACGGCGTTGTCGCTCTTACAGACGGTACGCCGTATTTTATAACAGGCACCGACCCCGCAGCGTTGACTCCAATACGAGTAGATTTGGCGCAGGCTTGTGTAAACAAAAACAGCGTCGTCGACATGGGCGAATATGTTTTGTATGCCGCACCTGACGGATTGGTAGCAGTGTCAGGCAGTACTGGCAAAGTTGTGTCGCGCGGTTTGATTTCAGTTGATCAGTGGAACACTGATTTTTACCCTACGTTGATACGAGCGTTTCGCCATGAAGGTACGTATGTGGCGTTCTACAAAGATGGGAGCACTCTTGGTGGTTGGGTTTATGACCCTCGCGCTGATGAAGCCGCGTTCGCCACAATAACTGTATCCAATGAAATACGTGGTGGGTTTGAAGACCCTAAATCTGGGCAGTTGTACGTCATTGAAGGCAATAAAATTCGCAAGTACCGAGGCGGATCAGCGAGCAAGACTCTTACGTTTAAGACTAAGAAGTACACGACCTCCAGCCCAGGCAGCATGGCTTGGGTATCTGTACACGCCGAAGGCTACCCAATTACGGTCAAAGTGTATGGAGATGGGGTGTTGGTGGCACATTATCAGCTGTCCGAATCTTCCGGTGTCTACACGCAAGCGACAACCGTTCCTAGTGGTATCGGGAGTGGCACGTTACGGGAACCAATTATGAGGCTTCCTGCTACTGTTGCCACGGAGTGGGAGGTGGAAGTTTCTGGAGCCGTGACAATCAACGAGATTTGTTTGGCACAAAGCATGGATGAAATCCGTGACAGCTAACAGTAACACGCGGACAAATACGCCTACGCAAGTACCTTCAATGCCTAAGGTGCCTGCAGATGCCTCGCCTGAAATGCGTAGGTACCTTGAGACTTTATCTCAAGTGGTGTCTATTCGGTTGGGCAGACGGGGCGATCCACGAGACCGAGCGGTAACTCTTCGTGAGTTAATCGATAGCGGTTTAGCGGATGAGTTAACGTCGTCGCCTTTCAATCCAAACAGTGCGGGAGCTGTAGGATTTGCTCGTCCTGGAGAGCGTCTTACAGACCTAGCTGTACCGCCAGCCCCAACTGGGTTTACGGTCGATGGCGCTTTCTCCCAGATACATCTTCGTTGGAATTTCCCCGCCTATTCCAATCATTCTCACACCGAAGTGCATGTACACACGTCTGATGTGATTGGCGATGCTACTTTGCTGGGCATACAGACTGGCAGGGTCTTTATTGACCCTGTAGGTTCCGGTCAGACTCGCTATTATTGGGTTCGGCATGTAAACACGCAAGGTATAGCTGGCCCGTTTAACGCTGCTGCTGGTACATCCGGTCAGACAGCTATTGATGTAACTCATATTCTTGGTCTTTTGACTGACTCTATAACGAGCAGTCAGCTGGCCCAGTCTTTGACAGATGCGATTGACGGAGCTGGTTCAGCAACGGACATATCTAACCTTGAGTCGTTCGTCGGGTTTGTTTCTAGCTATTCCGGTAGCAGCTTACTTTCTCGAATAGGTAGCGCTGAAACAGGTATTACGAATCTAAATAGCACATTCGGTAGTACGACTGCAGCAGCAGCTTCTGCTACAGCTGCAGCGCAATCGGAGAGTGCTGCAATAGCTGCTAAAGCGGATGCTCTGCTTGCCCAAGCTGCAGCAGAAACTGCTCAAAGCAACGCGGAGACCGCAGAGACTGCAGCGGAAACTGCCCAAGCGGCGGCGGAAACATCTCAAACAGCTGCTTCCGCATCAGCAACCGGTGCAGCTGGCAGCGCTTCTACTGCTTCTCAAGAAGCTACTACTGCAGCTAACTCAGCCTCAGCGGCAGGTAATTCAGCGTCAGCAGCAGCGACCAGCGCCACAAATGCAGCGACGTTTGCTACAGCGGCGGGTTCTTCAGCTACTGCTTCCCAAAATTCTAGGCTCGCCGCTGAAACTGCAGAAGGCAATGCGGAAACTGCGGAAAGCGGAGCTGCGTCTTCTGCTAGTGCAGCAGCGACTAGCGCAACAGCTGCTAGTGCCTCGCAATCAGCAGCAGCGTCTTCGGCATCAGCAGCCGATTCAGATCGGATAGCTGCGCAGACAGCTAAGGCAAACGCCGAGAGTGCAGAGACAAGCGCCGTGTCGGCTAAAAACGACGCAGAGTCTGCTGAAGCAAATGCTGCGACATCAGAAACCAATGCAGCCAACTCAGCGACGTCTGCGGGTAACTCAGCAACTGCGGCAAACACTAGTGCATCGAATGCAGCTACATCTGCAACGGCTGCCGGTACTGAGAGTAGCGCTGCGACAACAGCGCGGACAGAAGCTCAGTCTGCGAGGAACACTGCACAAACTGCTCAAGCAGGTGCGGAGCAGGCTGAAACAGATGCGGTCGCAGCAAAAAATGCTGCTCAATCAAGTGCATCTGCGGCGGCTACTTCTGCGCAAACAGCTTCTACGCAGGCAACTGCAGCAGGTACTGCAGCTACAGCGGCGTCTACTTCTGCAACTAATGCGGCGTCGTCTGCAGGCAGCGCGTCTACGTTTTCGCAAAACGCATCAGCTTCCGCTACGTCTGCGGCGGGCAGCGCGACAAGCGCAGCACAAAACTTCAATTCCATCACGGCTCGATTAAACAATATAGATGGCGCTGGTTCTGGCGTCACCGTTGAGCAGAAATTTACTGCGGTTGCGTCGGACGTTTCGGGCCTAGAAGGTCAGTACACCGTAAAGATAGATAGCAACGGCGCTGTCGCTGGGTTTGGTTTAGCCAGTTCTACAACCGCTGCTGGCGGCATTACGTCAGAGTTTATCGTCAACGCTGATCGGTTTGCGATTATGCGAGGCGGGTCAAATACCACTCCTGCGACTGTACCGTTTGTTGTACAGGCCCAGCCAACAACACTTAACGATGAGTCTGTTCCCGCAGGCGTTTACATGGCTGATGCGTTTATCAAGAACGGATCAATTGAGTCTGCAAAGATTGGTTCTCTAGCCGCAGATAAAATAAGTGCGGGTTTTATAAGCTCTGAGCGTATCGACGTCAACAGCATCGAGGCGTCGAAGCTAAAACTCGACAGCAACTACATGTCGGTTAATAGCAACAATCAACTTCAGTTAATTACTAGCAACGGCTCTAACGGGATTAAAGTTGAAAATCTGTCGAACGACGCAGTGGGGACGATACATTTTGCGAACGGCGGGTACGTTTCAGCAGCCAATACGACCTACTACACTGGATCGGGTTTATCTTTTAACGATTTCACCAGTAGCTCGCCGTATAGCAAGCACTCAGCATTTTCGATCTACTTGCCCTTGATTCTTACGACTACAGTTTCTAAGGCTAAGATCAAGGAGTCAGGGAATTATCAACTGGACTTTGGCTCTCAAGTAGTTGGGATTCAAAGCGGCAGCGGTAAAGTCGGTATAGCGTGCGTAATAAAGCGGAGTACCACTTTAAGTTTCCCCTCAAGTACATACAACAATCGAGCCACCTCCTACATGTTTGGTGACTACGCTATCGCTCTTACGCCGATGACTTCGCGCTCGTCAATATACCTCTACAAAAACTACAACTATCAATTCAACCTTTACGGATTCAAAGACGGGATCACTGCTACTAATAGTAAAAACGGGTTTGCAGGCACCCATCTACGACTATTCAGGATCTTTTCTGCGACATGACGATTATCTATAACACAGACACAGGCCTCATACGCATTAGTGCTTCTTATTCAGAGGAAGAAGTGGCTATGAATCTTAAAGAAAACGAAAGCTCGGTAGACGGTTTTGCTGATCCTGACCTATTTCAAGTTGTAGACGGGGCAGTTGTGCCATTAGGAAATACAATCCCATTCCAGATCGAGCTTAGAGTTGCACGGGACGCAGAGCTAAGCGCCTGTGACTGGACACAAGTACCTGACTCCCCACTGACTGCCGAACAGCGCAGCGAGTGGCAAATGTATCGGCAACGACTGCGCGATTTACCTAGTGATTATTCTCACGTCACGTCATTGGAAGATGTGGTTTGGCCTGACCCACCGAGTTAGTCGTGGTTATCGAATCGGTAGCCGCCGCTGGGATGCTGTTAAGTCAGATTAACTCGGTCATAAGCCAAGTTAACGAAACGGGATCCGGTGTTCAGCAGGCTATGGGCTTGATCTCAGATTTTGGCGAAGCCCTAAATCAGTTTGAAGTCGATAGAAAAGCATCGACGTTTAAGCCTTTGAGTCAGAACGACCTGCTCAAGATTCAAATGCTTCGCAGACAGTATGAGCGGCACTGGCAGTCGGTAAATGATCTCCTGCTAGTGGCAGATCCGAAGCTACTCGACGACTTTAAACGGGCAAAAGCTGAGCAGGAGCAGGCCCGTCAGCAGCACATGGCTTTGCTAGCTCGAAAGAAAAAAGAGCGGGATAAGTTGATGAATCAGCTACTCGTCGGTGGCGTGACGTTGGTGATTGGGGGCGGCATTGCCATCGCGGTGCTGTATCTCACGATTAGAGCATTTACCTAATGAACAAACGTTTAGAACCCAACAGTGAATATGCGGCTTACGACGCTGATGGTGACGGGATCGTCACAGATGAAGAGCTGAACACCAGCAAAGAACTGCAAGAACTGAAGATTAGCCACGAGCGAGCAGACGCGCAGCGGGCTATGTCTTGGTTCGCGTTGTGGGGAATGCTGCTTTACCCGTCGCTTGTAGTGGCCAGCAGTATGTTTGGGCTAGAGCAAGCGGCATCAATTCTTGGTGACATGGCGTCGGTCTACTTCGTCAGTGTTGCCGGTATCTTGGCCGCGTTCTTCGGAGCGCAGGCTTGGTCTAATAAAAAGTAAACGGAGACTGATATGCACAAAGGCTACTCATGCATCAATGCAAAACAAAAGCCCGCCAAAAAATCTAAGGCGAAGAAAACCAAGAAGAAGGCGAAAAGAAATTATGGGTACTAAACGGAACTACGACAAAGAGTACGAGTACCACGGAACGGCTGAACAGAAACGACGACGCGCGGGCCGTAACAAAGCTCGCCGCGCTGCGCTGGCTGCGGGTAAGGTTAAGAAAGGTGATAAGAAAGATGTGCATCACAAAGACGGCAACCCGCGTAACAACAAATCTTCGAATGTTACTGTTGTAAGCCGCAAAAAGAACCGTGGTAAATATCGCTTTGCATGAGTGCGTCAATTGACGCACTCAAAATTAATGTAATGTGAAATATGTAGCAATAACATGAGGTTACGCTGCATTGACTTCGTAGGGTAGATAGAAGCAAATAGACTTATAACCTACGTCGTATATGGGTTTACAGGGTTTTCGCCCATAGAATCCCTCTCTCTCCGCCATTATTTCAGCCCTTGTCACAGCTACGTTTCCCAGCGAGTATCTGTTTACTGACGCTCATATGACGCACGGAGGCGCAATGGCAACGATTCGGCAGCGCGGAAAAAGCTGGTACGCAGAGGTACGGCTGAAAGGGAAAGTCTCGCGCAAATCATTCAAGACTAAGGCTGCTGCTAACTCATGGGTGCTCCAGACTGAGGGGGCCATAGACAGTAACAAGTGGGTCGATGTTCGCGAATCGCGGGCCGCGCTCATCGAGAACATTATCGACTTACTGATTTATTCCTATGAACGGTTTGGGATTCAGGTCGCTGGGCCGAAGCTGTCTGCCCTCACTCAGATCAAAACATACTTCCAAGGCACATCAATTCACCTGCTTACAGTAGATGAAGTATTGGACTTCGCTGCGTATCGACGGCGCACGGTTTCAGGAAGCACGTTGCAGAAGCAGATGTACTACTTCAAGCAGGCGATCGACAACAGCCGTATCCGTACGGAGGTCGCTGCGGTCGACATTGCGATCGAGGAGTTAAAGCGCAAGAAAATAATCAAAGGCAGCAGACTTAGGGACAGGCGTTTGGAGCCTGGAGAGTATGAGTCGTTAATGCGTGAGGCCGAGGGACATTGGATTGGCCCAGTCATCGACTTTGCGCTAGCTACGGGTATGCGTCAGGGCGAAATCTGGGCGTTTAAGTGGTCTGACATAGACGAAAAAGCAGGCACACTTACCTCAATGCGAAAAGACAAAGACGCTGAATCAGGTAAATCCAAGCATGAAATACCGCTGTTAGAGGGCGTGAGAGAGGCGCTCCAGCGTGCACAAAACTTAGTTCCGCAAGGGCCAAAGCTTGTTCCTGTAAAGCAAGCGGCTTCAATTTCAGACAAGTTTGCGAAACTTACGAAAGCCGCCAACATCGTGGACTTAAAGTTCCATGATCTGCGCCATGAAGCTATTAGTCGGATGTTTGAACGCGGTATGACTATCGAGCAAGTGCGTGTTGTTTCAGGTCATCGCTCGTTTGAACAGTTGGCACGATACGTCAACTTGCGGGCTGGGGATCTAACCGGCTTGTAAAAAACTCAGCGACCATTGGTGTCGGAAACAGGTACTTTTTGCCGTGTTTAACGTGGGGGATTTTTAAAGTACCTCGGTAGATTTGCTGGTAGATGCTTTCTTTTTTGATTCTCATTAATGTGGCTAATTCTTCAAGATCCATGAAGGGGCCGAACCGTTCCAGTAGTAGTTGTTCCAATGCTATTCGCCATTTTAGTGCTAAGTCGAACTCGGTAGTAGATATTACTTATACTAATATCCGCCGTCAAATTTCAGGTTAGCTAAGTCGGTTGATACCCGAATGGACGGCGAGTATTGGGTACTTTTTCTTGATTTTTGCTTTAGCAGGAAGCTCGTCGTGCGAGCATATGCGGCCTTCTTTGTCTCCCTTTAGGACAACAATGTATCGAGCTGCATCTAGCCCATCGTCTTCACATACCTCTAGTACAGCATCTGGCCAGCGAGCTGAAGAATCCAGTTCAACAAAGAAAGAATCCCTTTTCCGTTTGAAATGGACTTTGTTGTTAGTTTTACGCGTCATGTTTTTTGAGCTGTAGCGCGTCGTGATGGTCAGTACTTCTGGCAAGTGCTCGGTGATGTTTGGATCAATTTCATGCGGGTCAACTTCCATGAAATTAGCAAGCTTGATGATGGCTGCTGGGTTCATCTCGGTGATGTTGTTTAGGTACTGGGAAATTGCACCTTGTGTCCACCCAAGTTTTTTTGCCGCTTCGATTTGTGTGTATTGCGGTTTGATTTTTTTGTTCCAAAGCTTGCGTAAATTAGTCACGCTGTTTGGTACTTGAGTGTTTTTCGTCATAGCCTGGTCCCTGGCAAACGGTGGAATAAATCCACGAAGCGACATCCTGTCGCGGTATGTTTTGTTCTACATACTCAGACTTGCATATATTAGTAGAAAAGTCATCCGTTAATATTAGCGCTGTATCTCCAACACCTAATATTAGTGCTACTGGGGTACTTAGTCTTATGCGTTCTAACCAGGCACACTGGAGCGCGGACAACGAGTGTCGAATCACTGTGCTGTCTTTCTTCGGTAATGCTTTGACATATTTGTATTCGACAAACAGCAGTCCTGCGGGCCCTGCATACATGGCGTCGGGCACGCCTCCCGTGTAGGTATCGTGGATCTTCCACTTGTACACATCAGGGTGAAGAGCGTTATGTATGGACCTAACAAAACTGTGTTCGTTCATAAATTCAGTGATCCGTTGCGGCACCAAGTGGATCAGGCTTGGGGATAAAACTGCCGCGTGTAAAAGGAGAAAACACACGGCAGCTCCTGCCATAGATGTTACTGCGCGTACTGCTTGTACAGATCTTCAGCAACTTTGTAGTCGGCTTCCTGTGCCCAACCGATGAACGTGACTTCGCAATTCATAAATGCTTTGCCCATCTTGTTCTCGGTAGGTACGCCGGACACTTTCCACAAGCCAGCGAAACGGTCACCGCCTTTCATACCGATCTGTGAGTTCCATGCTTTGGATACGCGTAGCTTGGAGCTAGCGAAGTCCATGATGGCTGGTGAGCGTTCTAGCTCTCCGGTCACAGGATCTTTGATCAGGATGACGTGTGCGTGCGTTTCGTTGATGTCGTACTCATCAGGCTTGTCTTGAGCAGACACGTACGCGTCAGCTTCTGCCTGAGATGTATATGCACCACCGTAACCGCCGCCAGCTTCTAGCTTGCGCCAGACAACGAACTCAGTTCTGAAGTGCAGGCTGATGCAGTACAGATCATTACCGTAGTTGTGGTTGGTCAGGGTGTTGACCAAGTGGCCTGGCTCGCAGCCCTCAACGTATGATTGATGGTGCTTGTCGACCTCATTGGACATCTTCTGCAGAAGTTTGACCCGAGGGATCTGTACATTCTGGCCGACGTTCTCGTTGCCACGACCTACGCCTTCGACAGCTTTGAGGTGGGCAGGAAGTTTGTCGGTTGATGCGACAAGGTTTGCTGTTGTAACTGCTACTGATTTACTCATAGAAATACTCTTCTTTATTCGTGTTTAAAGGGATCGAAAGTTAATGCGTCGTATGTCGCGAGGGGCTACGCCTGGGACTTCCTGCCCTAGCTTCCACATTTCTTTGCAAGCCGTAGAACTCGCACGACGTTGAAGGTAGCTGTAGTCCTCGGTTGCTGAGCAGTGCGCATAGAGCGCATCCCAATCAGTAACGTCAGGTACAGTGTCTTCGTTTATGGACACGCTGGCTTTGCTGTTCGCGGTGCGCGACAAACCCTGCTCGTCCAATTTGGCGAAGAGTTGGTGATCAAGATCGTCCTTGGCTTTACCCAACTCTTTTAGCTGAGCGTTGAGACGAGCGATCTCGTCTTTGACGCCAGCGTATTCGTTAATTAGTTCATCAATTGTCATAAGGTTTTCTCTTCGTTTTAGGCTGCAGGTTTAAGGTTGTTTAAAATTCCTAGTAGCTCGTCCATGCGATCGACTTTGCTTTGGAGCTTTTCGTACACGTCGGTCTCCCAGGTATCGCGTGCTGCAATCTGTATGACTTCGGTCTTTTCGGTTTGACCGGCTCGGTAGATGCGGCGATTGAATTGCTGGTAGTGCTCGGCGTTGTACGTGGGTGATGCCCAGATAATTGTTTTAGCCTTGGTCATGGTCAGACCATGACCGGCTGATTGAGGATGGCAGAACACAACTTGCAGCTGACCAGCTTGTAGTCGGTCTACAATTTCTTTGCGCTTGGGAGCGGCTGTACCGCCGTCGATTGTGGCGTGTGCAAGGCCAAGCTTGTCTGCAAGCTCAGCCATGTAGCGTTGTTCGTGCTTCCAATTGAATGCGACAAGTGTCTGTGCGCGCTCGGAGACCAACTGCATGACAAGGTCGTAGCGTTCTTTGTGGATACGTTGAGTGTCGCCGTGTTCGTCGTAGACAGCTCCGGTACACAGCTGCAGTAGCTTTTTGACTTTACTGCCTGCATGCACGGCGTTGATTGTTGCAGCACCCGTGTATAACACTGAGTCCTCACTCAATGTTCGGTACTGCTGCATGATCTTTTTAGGCAGTGTTACGAACATTGTTTGGATACTTTGCTCAGGCATGTCGATACATTCCGTAAGCTCGTATCGGATGTTGATGTCACTGAGCGCGGCAGCTACTACTTCTTCTGCGTTTTCTTTTTGGACCCACTCGTTGGCAAATCCGTTGAAGCGGGGTGTGCAAACTGATGAGCGGAAGCTGTAGAAGCGATGACCTAGTCGCTGACCATCGTCTACGATAAGTGTTGGGTGCCAGACGTCGAGTATGCCGTTGCTGTTTGGTGTGCCGGACATAGCAATCCGGTGGTCAAACGCCTGTGCAATTTTGTAACAAGCTTTGCTGCGCTGGCTGTCTTTGTTTTTGAACGCGGTGAACTCGTCGATAACTAACGTGTCGAAGTTCTCAAGAACGTGTGCATTCTTTGCGATCCACTTAACTGCGTCGTGGTTGGTAATAACTACTCGTGCATCGCTTTTGAATGCTGCTTCACGGTTTTTTGCGTACGCAATTGCGTACGTTAGTTCTGGTTGGAACTTATCGATGTCATCGCCCCACGACGCTTCGAGTATGGACAGCGGTGCGAGAACCAAGGTACGCGATTCGCGGCCCACGATTGCATCGAGCACAGAACGAGTCTTGCCTGTGCCAGGGTCAGAGGTGATCAAACAACGTGGCTGCTGCTTGATGAAGTCAGTTGTGACTTTTTGATGTTCGAATGGTTCGTACATAGCATCACTCATTGATGGATTGTAATATTAGCAGTACTAATATTAGTGCTCAAGAAAAACTACTGGGTCTGAGGAAGACCAGCAGTAGCCACATGTGGTGCAGCTGGCGGTAGCACCTGTTTGCTCTGGGCAGACAATACCGCCACCAGTGTTTACGGTTGCTCTGAAAGGAGTATCCATGTCATCAGAAAACCGGATCGCCGCTCTGTCGGGATAGCTATTGTTTAAGCTGGCGTTGATGTATTTGCCTAGACCCCTCTTGCTTTTGTGGTGGGTATAACCAAAGACTTTTAGATCTGGCAGCAGATCTAACATGATGTGCCAGAACTCTACGTACTCATCTGAAAAGAAATCACCAAGGACGTGCAGTCCGTACGACGACGCCTTGTTGTTTCTTTCGATGTTTGTGTACGAGGCGAGCTAATTGTGTACCGAGGTTCTCAAGGAACAGTGGTCCTGTGTGATCAAACCGGTGCGCAAATGGCATGTTGTTACCGTAGCAGTTGTCCCATTGGTCACAGTCGGATGGGCACGTCTTGCGTTCTTCAAGTGTAAGACTGTACATGACGTGGTTCTTCCACTTCTTGACCGAGACAATGTCACCAAGCTTTGCGTTTTGTTTTCCGCGTTTTAGCATTTGCAGGCTTGGCGGCTTTACGCCTTTTCTGTACCTCGTTCTCGGTGGGTGCAGATTTTTTGCTGGGATTAGGTTCACGGCTGATGATGTCATCGAGTATCTCCTGTCGTAACGCTGCTGCAGTTTCACGGTCGCACTTCGTCATGATTTTTATTTCAGATTTTTTCAGGCGATGGGTTGTCCAGTACTCAGCTTCCGACGGGTCGGTAACCAATTTGTATTGGATGAATTTGCCTTTCCGTTTGTAGTACATGTTCATGGCTGAACTCCTACCCAGCGCACTGCGCGGTACGGGAACTGCGATACTTTGACCACGCGTAGTTCTTCGCGGTTCATGGTCCGCTTCATGATGAACAACGTGATGGAAACGATGAGCCCGCCGATCATGGCAGCGAACATGCCGCTATATGTGCCGGAGAATGCCCAGATGAGGAAGCCGGTTACGGCGATGTCGATAGGTATGTCGTATGCAATGACACGACGAACACCAAATTTAAAGATCAGAAACAGAAGACCGAGTGCTGAAAGAAGACCGGCAAGAATCATAGGCTACTCCGATAATAGCTGCGACGAGGAAAAGAATTTCGTAAACGCTGAAAAGCGAAAATATGGCTTGGATCAATGTGAACTCCTGATAAGTAGAAACACCAACGCGCCGGCCGCAGCAATGAGCAGGAACATGTAGAGCCCAAGCGCAAGTGCTTGGCCGACGATGGTGAGGAAAAGAACGATAGCGGTAACGCTTGCGATGAACACAAGCGCGTTATTGCAGATGGTTTTGAATAGTTTCATTGGGATTCTCTCTTCATGTTTCGTTTGGATCAGTTGAATTCCGATCGGGAATAAAAAAGCCCCGACTAAACAGTGGGAGAGATGTTTAATCGGGGCTTAGCTACTTGCTTGGAGGGAAAGCAAGTTCGGTTAGCTCACACCCCATGTGCATTCGGGTTCATCACCTTTACGGAACGAACACCATCTGCATGAGTCTTTGCTGGGCGTGGGAGCAAATTCTGTTTCGGTCGTCATTTTTACAGCACGTCGATGGAAACCAGGTGCGAACTGCATAGCTTGTTCTCGTGTGTAGCCCTTCTTGGTTGTCTCGCCTTTATCGAGATACCAAAATTCTGTTTGTACGAACTGCAAATGTGGGTAACGAAAGAACGTACCAATGGCATAAAGCAGACCTTGTTGACCGTGGGCGATTTCGTTCCCCCACTTCTTTCCGGTTTTGTAATCGATGACACGCGCGGATTGTTCGTCTTCATTAACAAGGGCATCGAGTTTGATGCGGGCCCATGTTTCTTTTTGCATCCAACCAACAGGTGCCCAGTCAAGGTCAAAGCCCCATTCGCCTTCTAGTTCTACTTTCGCTTCCGCAAAGAGCGCACGTAATTCCTCAAATTCATCTTTAAACTTGAGAAGCTCGTCTGCCATTTCGGCCATAGTCCCATTAACGTAGTCTTCTGCGTACTGATGTACTTGCGTGCCACGATCAGCTGCTGGACCACTCGGCTCTTTAATGCCTTTAACGCGGGCAATGTACGTGCGATAAGGACATTCTTCGTAGACTTTAAGCGCGCTATAACTCCAAGCTCTGACATCTCCTAACTCCTTTGGTTTTTCGAAATCAACAACTGAATCCGGCCGAACATCCTGCGTAAGCTTGATCATTCACACTCCTGATGTGTGTAGTACGAAGTCGATAATATTAGCACAACTAATACTTGATCTACACGGCAAGCAGTCCACGATCTTTATCAGTGAAATGCTTGTTCGTTACTTCGTTGAATTGGTCTTCAGGCAGGGACCAGTTTGTTACAACTCCACGGATTGGAGGGTTGCTGCGCGGAGCTTTGAACTCTCGTTTCTGTGACTTAGTTACGCCACATCGCTCTGCTTTCTTTTGGAACTCACGTTGCGATAATCGGTCGTCTGTCAGTACTCCATACACAACGCGCAGATGCTCCATTGGTATAACTGAGTACTCCCATTTAGATTCAGCAATCCATTGCTTAACGAAACGTTGTGCCGTGGTAATTTCCTGGCCCTGCATTACGTTGGTTACACTGATGTCGAGTACTTCGGTGAAGAAGTCTAGCTTTCCATGCCGCACTGCTGCGAAGAACTCTTCCATAACAGACATCGTAACTTGTGCCATTTGCGCTTTTGCGTTGTTGGCAATTGGTGTGCGGACTAGCTGCTTGTTCACGCTGTAGTGGCGTAGCAGTGCTGCAAATCTGTGCAGCTCCTTGTCGATGTCATCAATACCTTCGATGACTTCTGGGTACACATGTTCGAGTTTCTGCTCTTGGCGAGGCGCGATGTTGTATCGGCGGTCGCCTTCTTCGATTTTTACTGCGTCCATCCTGTTCGTGAGGAAGATGAAGTTCGTATAGTTTGGTAGTTCAACTTGATTAGAACGCATCGCACGAATAGTCATGGTGTTTTCTGTGATTGCGTTCTTGAGCTTGTCAGCAATCTTCATAGTCCCTGAATTAGCAGATGCCATGTGGAACTCGTCAACTACAAGGAACAAGGCTTGTCGCATGTACAAGTTGAATTGTTCTTCGATGTTCTGCAGCGCACGCATAGGTACATGTTCGTTGCCGAACAGCGGTCTGAGTACTTTGGTATAAAAGATGCCTTTACCTGTACCTGGTACACCTTGTAGAACCCAAGCAGTCATGGCTTTCTTTCTGGTCTGAAAGATGTATGCGAGCCAGTTGGTGAAGTGTTCTACTTCTAAGTTTTCACCACCGAGTATGTGCTTCATCAGTTTGTAGATCAGCGGACAGGAATCCGCGATCTTGTGTGCGTCGCCCATGCTTAGCGATTCGTGCTCACGGTTCGATAACAGATACTCGCTTTTGCGGAACATGTTGATGAAATACGGCACGTTGGTCAGGTTGACTGCGTTTTCTTCTGACGCTGGGTCGAATACGACTTTGGCATCGGGTACGAAAGTCTGGTTTGCTGCGACCGTGTGACCGCATAAATCCTTCGAGGCTAGACTGCGATGCAGGGTTGAGCGGAAAGTCATCGCAGAACTGGTTCAGATTAGGGTCGAATACACCGTTGTAGTAGGTGTCGGTCATGTAGTCTCGCAGGACTACAGGGAACGACGGCACGTCCTTCCTTCTCCATTTCTTCTTGATACACATCAAACAGTGTCTTGTAGAACTCTGGGTCAGCATCTTCGATGGACCAGATCGGCTCACCCTTGAAGTTGTACATGTATGTTGGGTCTTCAAGTTTGAAGTAGTACGCGTTGCTGTCTCCGCCGTTGACGTTGCACCGGATGTACGGAGGGTTGGTATCGTCTGCTATTGCGATCGACATGCGGTCAGGGGTTTTTTAAGACTTCTTCTGTCTTGGCGTTGACCGTAACAATCTCTGTGCGTTCTTTCTTTCGCGTTGAACCCGCGTTGTGTACGCAGCTTGTTTTTTAACTCACGCCCTTTTTGGCTGACTAGCTCGGGGCTTATATCGTTCATGAGCGCAGCTAAGTCCAACGTATCGGAGAGACCGGAGACGCGCACGATCCGCTCGGAGGAAGAGCCGAACGGATCGTGGGTTCCGTCTTCGAAGGTAGGAGGGGCTACGAAGATCAGCTTTTGAGTTGTCAGCTACGCTGGTGTCCAGTGGGTACTTCAACGAATGACCGTTGGAAGATAGCTCTAACTGGGATGAGAACAGCTTCGACTCAAAATTGCAGTTCTGTAACCACAGCTTCACAGCCGCAGCTGGCATCGCATAGGTCAACAGAATAAAAATATGGAGCGATACCTTGTCGCCTTTTAAACCAAGACTCGAAGACGCTTGTGCGATAAAGCTGCAGTCCTGCACTTCCGGTGGCAGTTCTCGCATCACGGACTTCGCAATCGAGCCGACATCTTTGTCGGTGAATTGTTTTGGGTTTGTGTGGTTCGGCAGAGTTATACCGTCGATATCTAGAACAAGGAGGCTGGTATAGCCAACGCGATCAGTCTTACCTGCTCGCGATTCGTTCTGGAGATTTCGTTTTAAGTTTCCTTTCAGTAAGCAAAAACCTTGTTCGCCTTTATCCCGTATTGACTGCTCAAGCATGGCTAGGCCAGTGACGTCAGTGGGCAGCTGTTCGGTATGCGACGTTACGTTTTTTACATGTGGGTAAGGGGTAAAACCATTTGTTGGGCTGTGCCGTTTACTGAGCCGCTGTCCATTAGCGGCTTCTAAAAACGTTATTTGCATGACTCCTCCTACAGAGCTACGCATATTAGCATGGCTAATATAAATTAAGTAGGATTTGCGTCTTTTTCAAATACTTCCTGTCGGTCGATCCTGACCGATTCGTCTGCTTCAAATGTCAGACGAACTTGATTCCTGTCAACTTTGGAGATTTTAACTCTCGCGAGGACGCCGTCATCGCTGTGGATGACTACTGTTTCTTGGATTTTTCTCGTTAATACCAAACGTGGCATATGGCTCACTTGCTGTAACTAACGTCATAACCGCCTTCGGCATCCAAGGGGATGTCTGGTGCCCATGCTGGCGGGGTACACATGTGCTGTATTAGCTTCCGCATTGTAGCATCAGGATCATTAGCTTCACTAATAATAATGATCTCGTCATGCACGGTGAGTACGATGTCAGCGTCCAGTGTTGGGTCGTTTTTGATACGGAGCATTGCGTCTGTAACAACGATACGCGATAGCGCTTGTACGACATTTTCTGCGATGCGCCCTCCCCAAGTGGTTTCAGGTGCTAGCCCTCTGCCTTTGTAGGTGAGTTTGCCGTGCCACAAGTGTAGCTCGTTGTAATGTAGGGCCATTCCATTAGGCAGATGGATCTTTTTGTCTTTGAATTTTAGGCCGTGCCAGTCTTCTTCGTGGCTTGCCTGCAATGTCTGCGTTAATTTGAGTTCGAGTTTTTGCCAAAGCAGCGGGATACCGAAGTAAGTGTTGCGATAGGTCGATACAACACCAAGTGCCTGGTCATTGGTGAACGTCATTGGGGGGCCCATTGCACCAGTCTCCAAAGTGGACTGGAATTTTGCTGCGCCCATCCCGTAACCCAGCCCAAGTACTGCGGTCTTGCCAACAAAGCGCTCTGTTGGATCATCGTTTTTATTGATTGGTCGGTCGTAGATGATGCTGGCGAGGTTGCTGTAGATGTCGTCACCATTACGGAACTGATTGAGTAGATCTTGTTCGTCTGCGAGCCATGCGAGCATACGGGCTTCGATGTTCGACAAGTCAGCAACAAACACAAGTTTGCCTGGTGGGGCGCACAACGCTTTGCGCATCGGTGAGTTGCGGGGCATGTTCTGCATGTTAATTTTTTCGGTGCCCCCGAAGCGGCCGGTGTGTGCTGCGTAGTATCGCAATGGGACTGAGAGCGTGCCGTCTTTATTGGTAGCATCAATGAAACGCTGAGCCCTGGTCTCGTTGATGCGACTCTTTGCAGCTTTGCGGGCATCCCATATCAGTTGATGCTCTGGGTACATACTTTGTAGCTGGGTAAATGCTTTGTCGTTCTTACCAAGAGCGGGTATGAATTTACCAGTTGTAGGGCTGCGTTTGGTTGGCGGGACTAGGTGTAGCTCGTTCTCAATGTACGCAGCGAACTGTTGATTGGAACTGAGAATTTTTCGTTCGACGCCGCTTTTTTCAATTGCTGTCTTACTGGCAGTGATTTCTGAGTCGCGGAACTCGATCAGTGCTTCGTGGTCCACGACAAGCTTTGGCTCGCAGAACATACGGCAAGTGATGTCGATAAGATCCATCTCTGACGTAGGCATATCTACGACCCATTGGTCATAGATTGCGCGGGTCAAGTCGACATCTTGGATGCAGTAGCCTGCAATAGATGCTTCGAGTTCGGGATCAAGGTCATAGATACCTTTTGCGTCTGAAAGCTCGTCGCCTTTTCGCATGGTGTCGTCTGTTGGGAACGCGCGTATTGCGCAGTCTTTCAAACGTGCGCTTTGCCCTGGAAAGAGGCCGCGACTCATTGCTGCAGTGTCGACGTAATACTTGGGGGTTAGTCCGTAATACTGTGTGAGTATGTACGCATCGAATAGTGTGTTGTGACATAGGAGCGTTACGTTGTCCCAGTCCAGGGCACGTAGCGCGTCTTCGCACTCATCTTCTCCGTACCATTCTGTAGCATCATGATTGATCTTGATGCCAACACCCCAGACCTTGAAGCGATCGTCTTGGACGTACTCCATCGTCGTCATCTTGGTCAGGGAAAAAGATTTATCGTAGAACGTTTCGAAATCCAACGTGACGAGGCAGTTCAAAATAGCTCCTCATTTTTGGCAGCTTCAGATTCGTAATGGGCATACAAATTGCCCTCGATTGCTTTGAACTGTTCGTTGAGTTCGTTGAAGGTGCCAGGCATACGAGACTCGACCCACACTTTTACAAAGCTGGCTAGCTCAGGGGGGGACGATTGCTCTTCGTTCAAACGGATGTATTCGTCGATATCCATACTAGTACTCCTTACGTTGGATATTTTTTTAGGGTTTGAAGATCTCCAGTACTGTGACTGCACTCCATTCAGCGGTTTCGTATTCGGGACGCGATAGAACAATTAGCTGACCGGTTTTATCGTGCGCGATCATTGCTGTTTCGTGTAGCTGATCGGCTATGAACTCGGCTTCTTCTATTGCGTACTCGATGGTGGTGAACTTAGTTGCCACCTGAAAGGCGCTCAATTTCGGCGTCGATGTAAAATTTAATCTTCTTTGCATCGCGCAGTTGGTTACTGTGGGATGCTTCGCCGTATCTGTAGCAGCTGCGAAAGATCTCACCGATTTGCGCGTTCATGTTTTTATCGGAGATAAGGTGTTGAAGCTCAGTGGCATGACTTGGCAGTTGGTAGTACGAAGCGGTTGATCCGTCAGACCGTGATGCGTTAGGGGGTGCATCATCGGTGGGGGCAACGGTTTGTCGAAGATATTTGCGATTGAGGTTGTCCCAATCGGCGGGGTTGGCTTTATCGATGCTCATCTTGTTACCTCCTGATAAGCATTCAATATTACTGTTACTAATATTAGCACTCAAGATAAATACGCCACTTGTTTCATTTCTTCCATTTGGATTCGGCAGATGCTGCCCCACGGGGCATCGCGGTCTGTTGTTGATACCCACAGAACTGGGTAATTTGGTTCATCGCCAAAGTCGTCGCTGATTAAGTCGGTCAAGTAAATTGCTGCATCAACGTCGTGGTGTTCGTTGAGGTACTCAAACGCTGGAGCGAATGATGTGCCGCCACCTCCTTTGATCGGCGTCATGGGGAACGCTTCGTCGGGTTCGACCTCATCTATATGAGCTACTTTTGTATCTACATGTAGAATGGTGAGCTTAGATGGCTGTAGCTCGGTATGAACTGCAGCAACTTCACTTATGAATTGATTCCAGTAGGCACTGCATGACCCAGATGCATCGATAATGAATGCTAGATGGCCAGCACCTTCTGAGTACAACGAGGGAAGATACTCGTCTTCACTGATGTACGCGCGGTTAGGCTTGCGCCAGCTGTAATCGTTATTCACAATTTCTGTGCAGAAAGGCCACATAACAGATCGCCAGTCGATGATTGGCTTGACCACATCTTTGATAAAAGTCTCAAGGTGACCAGGCAGCTTGCCTGCTGCTTTTGCAACTTGCGCTGCTTGTGTCACTGCGACTTGCCATTCTGATTCTAGCGAGGCATTCGAGCCTGCATCGATTTGGGAAGCATTAGCATCGAGGACGATGCCCCAAGCACATTGCTTAACGCCTTCGTCTTTGATTTTGTTGTAGATCGCTTCGGCGCTCATGTCATCGTACTGCGAGTCAATGAGTCCACCTTCAGGGAGTATGAATCCTGATTGCACTAGGTGGCTATTGATCGCGAAGTCACATGCTGCGTTCCAGATCTTATGATCGCGTTCTTGCCGTCGCGTCATATGATTGAACACACAGTGCATGACTTCGTGTGCGATGAGCCCTTTGCGAGTCAAAGGGTCGAGCTTGCCGATGAACTTGCTGTTGTACACAAGCTGCTTACCATCGGTAGCAGCTGTGTCGCAGCCGTCATCGTCTTGCACTAGTTTAAGCCGCAACGCCAGCGTGCCGAAGAACGGATGTTCCATCAGCAGCTGGGCTCGGGCTTTTACCATGTCAGCTTCTGCGGACATATTAGCCTCCTAGGAGTTTTGCCGTTAGCACGGCTTGGTTTGCAACAGTTGGGTCGAAAGAGATTTCTTCTTTGATTGTTTGAGCACGTTGCGCACGAGTAACCTTGCGGTGTAACTCTTGCAGTTTGTTGTTTGGGACAAGCGACTCAGCGCCAGGCCAAATCTGCAGCAACTGCTTGAGTGTTGTGCATTTGCGCACCAGATCTTTGATCTGTTTTTCGTACTGGTCTTTTGCTTCGCGGTGCGTTTTTTCCGAGTCTTTGAACTTGGTGAACATATCGATGACATCTGACTTGTCTTCGTCACGGAAGTCGTTGATATAAATGGTTGCGTCGCTCCATGAGTAACCGCCTCTTGGGGTCATTGTTCGGTAGAGCATTGGAGTTGCAAGAGTGATGTCGCAGCAAGGGTCACGATCAGGGTTACGGATGGATGAGTCTGCAAGTACATTCGAAAGAGATTTGAGCTTGACCTTTACGTTTGTGATGTCGTTTCGCTTAGGTAAGCAATGGTCACCGTAGATATATTCGCCGGTAACCTCTTTATCCGCTGCATCTTGCGCAACTTTCTCAAGGAATTTTTGTACAGGTGAGTTGGTTATACCGTCACGCACAGCTTGTACAAACTCGTTGCTAGGCTTGGGCTGAGGGTTTGCGGTGTCGTACGCATCTCGCGCGGCTCGAAAGATGTCATCGCCAAGTTGAATTGTCATTCTTACTGAGGCCATAAGTTTCTCCTAAAGTAGTACGTCTGCGTTTTTTACAGACCAGTCAGTGAAGGTTTGGGATTGGATTAAGGTGCGGTCTTTTGCGAGAGCGTCTTTCATAACTAACACGCCATACTCTGTAGGCAGTCGGTTTGCGTATTTGACGATCGCCGCAAAGTTTTCTTTGGTTACACGAACGGTCAGCGCACCAATAACAGCGAAGATGACCGAAGTACTGGTCGGTACTTTCGCAGTGGTTGGATTAGCGATGACATCATCGATGTCGGGTAGATCTTGGTAGATTGATTTGAATGCAGCGAACTCACCTGCAGCTGCGTCGCCTACCAGGGACGCAACGCCGTAAAACTCGTCGTGCATGAATGGCAGTTTACGATTGACGTATGCCCATGCGCGCGGCGTTGGGAATGCGTTTTGTGTTGCGTCCACTTGTGACAACAGCTGTGGTCGGAAACGTAAGAAGCTGATTAGGGTCTCGTCAATGCCGTTGTTTACAGCCCACGCAATCCAGTCATCGATGTTTGATTCGAGAACGAAGTGCGAGAAGCGGTTTTTGACAGGTGTCGGCATCTCATGCACAGCGGCTCGGTCAGTGGATCGGTTACCAGCAGCGATGAAGGTGGTGTTTGGCGGGCAGGTGTATGTACCAATCTTGCCAGTGGTGAGCAGCTGCAGAAGTGAGTTCTGTGTTGCTTTGGGAGCAGTTGTAAGCTCGTCGATTAGGATGGTAACAGCGCCTTGGTAGTTGCTGTCTGGGTAATCCTCGGGCACACCATATCGCGTTCGGTATGTGCCATCTTCTTGCTCGACAACTTTTAAGCCACCACGCACGTCGACTGGGTCAAACAAGTTGGCGCGGATTTCAAAGAGTTTTGAGTTCAGGTCCTCTGCAACTTGGTATGCGATTTCAGACTTACCCTCGCCGGGTGCGCCGTGCATCATGCTTGGGATTCGGGCTAAGGCATTCGCCTTGAGTTCTTCTTTGAGGGCGGAAGGACGGATAGTTCTCATACGTTATCTACTCCTAAGATAAAGGTTTGATTCAGGCTTGATGCCATGTCATAGATGAGTTCCCAGATTTGGTTGGGCTCCCAGTGCTCAAAAGGCTGCCAAGCCGTATCGGACACAAATTCCATCAAGCGGTCTTCAGAAAGGTGCATCCAGTTCGGTGGCAACGGGTGGCTTAGATAGTGTGTCGCTGCGTAAGCAATTAACTGTTCTCTATTCCACATTTGTTTTTGCATCGGCATCTCCTTCTAGTGCAGTGATGTATGGATCGAGGGACGACTTGAGTGCATTGAACAGCCAATCATCCTTCGCGATTTGCGCATCGCGGTCCGCGTCTGGGTCTCCTTCAGTCACGGGCGCAAATACGCCTTCACCGTCTAACCAGTCCGAGTAATCGGAGTAAGGGTCGTCGGTGTTCCGGCAGGGCATTCGACTCATGCATGTCTCCTAAATGAATCGTTTCGGAATTGACGGAATGCTTTGTCTGATTCGATGAACTGTTTCATTAACTGTTCAAGCACGGCTTTTTGGCGTTCTGTGACGCGGCAATCCATCAGCTGTGTGATTATGTTGATGTTGAGAAGCTCGCGCGGTTCAGGCCGTTTCATGTTTATGGTTTTGCCGTCAGCCGCTTTGATTTGCTCCGTTTTTGGTGATTCCGCACGTGGAGCTGGTTGCGGAGGCGCTGCTTTTACTTTGCTAGAGCGTTTTTTGCTGGTGATGGTGCCGACTGGCACAGACAGCAGTTCAGCAACTTCAGTTGCATATTTCTTACTTACGCCATGAAAACACCATTGGCTTACGCTTGTTGGGTGAACACCTAATAGGTTCGCTAGCTCGCCTTGGTTGATGCCGTTGGCTTTGAGCGCGGCTCGGGTGTTATGCCCTTTTGCGCATTGGATTAGCTTGGTCATAGTGACTCCTTTTGTTTGGGTTAGAGGGTGCGGTTTACTGTGTTGTAGACCGAGTAGTACGAGAGGTTTAACTGCGCGGCGATTTCGCGGTATCCGAGTCCTGTGTTTCGAAGTTCACGGATCGCTTCTTTTTCTTTTTGTGTCAGCGCTGCACGTCTTGATTTACGTGCGCCCCATCCGTCGTATAACGCATGCACATGTTTGCCGCGTTCACGTACAAATTCTTGAGCTTGGATTGCTTCGAGGAATTTCTTTGACAACGTGTTTCGCCTTTTTTATTTGTAATTTTGGTTGCCAGAAACAAGCTTTGCGAAGCTTGCGTTTTTCCGACCTCGTTTGATTCCGCCCCAAGTGTTTTTACGCACGGGTTCTACCTGGGGAATCGTGTTGTTCGACGCTTTGGCGACGGATTTGCGGAAAGCCTTCGTGTTCCGCGATGCGCGTTTCTTGCTCATGGTCTTCGTACCTCGGTTTGTGATTCGCGGTTCACGGGCACGACGGTCGGAAATGATGATAGTGAAGCAGGCACACCATCTCCGCCCATCGCGCCCCCCTGCCGCCGGAGCCATACAGCGGCATAAAAAAACCCACACACTCGAAAGAGTGCATGGGCTTTGGTGGTGCTAAGCGGCTTTGGCTTTAGCATTGCGCTTGATGGTGCGCTTGTTGGACAAGTTGGATTGCAGCGCTTCGAGGCGTTCCTGCGACGGGTGGCGAGGATCGTCTTCGAGCGAGAAGTCTGCGTTGAGGTCAGACTCGTCGAGTGCGTCGGCGCGCTGCAACTGCTTGGCGATCTCGTCCATGTAGGACATTGCCTCGTCCCAGTCGCGTGTCTGAATCTCGTTGACCCACTTATCGTCTTTGAGGGTAGAAGGCGCGAACAGATACAACGGCTCGCTGTTCGAGACTCGAAGTTTGGCGCTGATCAACACTGCGGTACGTTCGAGCAGCGTGTATACGTGCTCAACCTCGCTTTTGATCATGGCCTGCGACTCGGCGTTGAAGCCGTGCTCTTCGCCAAAGTCGTTAGCGAAGTCGAGACCGTTGCCGCCGAGCATCATCTCCTCAAGCTCGTCAACGTCGTGGCGTTTGGTAGCGCCTTTACGAACGTTCCAGCAGATTTTGTCCATGACATTCTGCAAGAAGCCGTAGAACGAGATGTCGTAATACTCAGGTTTGAACGCTTCGCCAAGCTCGTTGGCTTTCTCTTCAGCGCGGCGGTTGTCGATTGCGTTACGGATAGACGCTTTGTACAGCGCGTGGAAGATCGTCGGTGCGGCGTTGTCGCCGTGTGTCGCTTTGGACATCTCGGCGTGAACTGCGATAGCCATGCCGGATTTGTAGGTGGAGTTGCCGTTGGCGATATCAGTGATAGCGGTTTCGACAATGAGATTAACGTTGTTTACGTCTACGTTTTCCATGATTGGAATTTCCTATTCAAGTTTAAAAAAATGAAACAGATCCTCTGTTTCAAAAACAAAACCGACGCGCCACGTCGGAGACGTAGGCGCAGGTTTACGGGCTTACCTCAAGAGGCGCTGGGCTTTGGATTCCAAAAACCGATGTCCTCGCTGAAATGCGACTCAGCAAATATATTAGCATCGCTAATATCGTCAGCCAAGTTTAAGACGTCCACGGACTGAGGCCGTGCCTCCGCGTGATCGATTACTGAATCCAGTAGAGACCAACGCTCTACGTTGAGATTAAGTTCTTTCATATGATTGCTCCTACGCAATTGAGATTAACGGGAATGATAGTCGTGCAGATCCACTGCGGCTGAGACGCCAGTGTGGTCTTCCAGATCGTCGACATCGGACTCAATATCCATGAGCAGCAATGTCATGATACCTAGCATTACGTCGCTAGGATTTTCTTTTGCATACGTTGCAGCGCGTTCTGCGTACGGACGAGCTGCGCTGATGTATGCATCTTTGCGTGCGAACACACGGCTCGCGGTAGCTTTGAGGTTACTAATCAAGGGTGATACCTCCATTGGTTTTGTAAGAAAGATAGGTCTCTTCGTGATCGAGGCGTCCTATCCGTGGGACTACATCTGTAGTCAAGAAAGAAGGTGCGAACGGGTGGAGATCGTCTTGGTCTTGGACGCAGAGATATGCGTCGTTCCACTCGTTATGCAGACAGATGAGGTTGCCGTGCGGTAGATCGGACGAGTACATCATTTCGCGATTGAAGTGGTTGTTGAGCATCGCGAGTACCAACACGATGAAAATTATAGAAGCGGTGAGAATACGGGTCATCAGTGAACCTCCGGTTGGTGTTGTTCGGTGTCATCGGTGACAGCGTTGAACATGTAGAACATTGCGTTGCGGTAGTCTTCGTTGATCACGAACATGACACCTGCGATAACGAGTGCAGCGGTCGTGATAAGCAAAGCTCCGCATAAAAAAGCGAAGAAAATAGCGAAGAAAGTAGCCATATGGCCCTCCAATTGATGATAGTCATTAATGACCGTGATTCGTGGTTCGCGGTCAGTGTGTAGCAGGAACGGGGGGTGTGTAGCAGCTTGGTAGCAGCTTTGGTAGCAGGTTCAAAACACACAAAATGTAATGAAAACAATGATGTAGCAGTGTGTAGCATGTGTAGCAGGTAAATTTGAGTTGAAGTTCGATTTAGAAAAAAAAACGGTGTTTTTGAAAAACGATCTGAACAAGTCAAAAAAGCTGCTACACATGCTACACATAGGGTGTTTAGACCTAAGTGGTTGAATACAAAGGAAAACTTTGTGTAGCAGAATCGGAAAAATAGCTGCTACACACCTGCTACACACTTCAAAGCTGCTACACACCTAAATCTGTAACAGACCGCGAGCGTGATCCAAGAGCCGCGCTTCACGAACCGAGAGCTTTGTTCTCCCGAAGTACTTGTCGAAGATCTTCCAACAGGCATCTCGGAGGTAATCGTTGTCGGTTACTTCGTGGCAGTCATCGATGCTCAAGAGCATGCGTTCTACTGGGGTGTAGAATAGTTTCATGGGCTTTCTCCGTTACAGTTTCGAGGTGTGATAGTGATAGGCCTTGAACGACGCTTCTCGGGGATCGAACCCCATACGTAGATAGCGACGATATGCCTTACGGATTGCTGCCCGCTGGGGCGCGGATCGCGGATCGCGAGCCTCCTGGCGAGCGAGCGGCGTACGGGCGAAGTGTTGTTCGAACATGTCTGACGTGGTCATTACACTTCTCCTTGCTTAGCGGCTTTGTAAGCGGCGGCCTGCTCAGCGCGTTTCTGCTGGATCAGCAGTGCAGCTTCGGTCGGTGGCAGTTGAGCGCGCATGGGCTTCGCGGATCGTGGTGCTTGGGGCGCGGCCCGTACTCGCTTCCACCCGTTGAGTAGCAGCGCGCCTTGTGCGTTGATGAACTTGATCCACTGATTAGCGTCTCTACGTGACGGGGCGTTCAGTGCCCACACGCTGCCGTTCTTTAGCTGAGCGTAGATTGTTGCACTGCCTTTACTCTTGCCGAGGGAAAGCTGTACTGGGTTACCGATAACGTTGTTCAACTGTGACATCTCTGTCTCCTTGATTGTGATTGGACGAACCATTCATCCAATTCATAACGACACCGACGACGAGCGACGCTAGGAGCGAGGCGTTTTTCCGACAAGGTTCCACAGATGAATACGGGACAAGGTTCCAACACTGCGGATCGGGGTACGGGGGGCGCGATGGGCCAAGGGGGGAGATAGTCCGTGAGCGATACAGACGTAAAAATGAAAAAAATTTTTTGAAATTTTTTTGCAGGAACATGCAGTTAAGCGTGTATGCTCCGGTCCGTATTAATAGTGACGCTAATATTCATACGTTATGCCAGCAACCACTCTCGTATGTTCAGGCTGCGGTTCCGCAAAGCCAAAAAAGGAATTTGAGCGCAACCGAGTTCAGTGCCAGGCGTGTCGCACGACCGCAGCCCAAAAACGCATATCCGCGAGCTACAAATCGTACTTGCGGAACCTCTATTCAAAATCCAAGAACTCCAACAAACGCGATCCCCGAGCCGCGAACCGTGATTGGCACATAACGTATGAAGATTTAGTTGCGAAGTGGACTGAGCAAGGTGGGCGCTGCGCGCTTTCCGGTGTATACCTAACGCATCACGTTGATGGCTCTGGTGTAAAAGACAACAACGCGTCAATCGACAGGATTTCACAAGAAGTTGGCTACACCGCTGCAAACACGCAGCTGGTTTGTTATCGCGTCAACATAATGAAGCACAATTTGCCTGAAGATATGTTCTTTTGGTGGATCAAGACCATCGGTGATTTCACTTGTGATTAAATATTAGTGACGCTAATATGCCGGAATGAGCGAAGTAGAAGTCATCACTATTGAAGGTCTTGACGCCGCAATCATCGGGTCAACCATTCGCGATGGCCGTGAAGTCCTCGCATATGACATCGACAAAGCTGTCGAAATACTTGTGTCCCACGGGTACTCCGAGGAGTACGCGGAAGAATGGATCACGGAGATGTGTTCGAACGAGTTCGACGGATCACCTGCATTTGTGTATGTAAATGAAGAACCAGAGTTTCATGGAACAGGCACCCCAATCGGAGTCACAGTCCACTGACTTAGTGAGCGAACATACGGAGTTTCAATCGCACCTGCCCTACATGGGCCTGACGCGCGGTTCACTGACCATGCAGCAGGAAAAGCTGGTCTCGCTTATCAGTTCAGGAATGACGATCGCGGCCGCAGGTCGCGGCGCTGGGTACTCTTCGCCCCAAGCAACCTACGAAGCCGCAAAACGGCCCTCTGTGGCACAAGCCATCGAGTATTTCCGTCAAGAAATGCGTGAAGAGGTGAAGTTTACCAATCAGCACGCGCACATGATGTACATGGAGGCGTACAACTCGTCGGCAAACGCCACCGAGATGAAAAACACCACCGATTCCCTGGTCAAGCTGCACGGTTTGGCCGCGCCGGAAAACGCCACGCAGGTAAACATCAGCATCAACGGCACCAAGCAGCTAGAGCGCATGAGTGACGAGGATCTGCTGAAGATTGCAGGTAAGGATCTGGACTACCTCGAACCTAAGAGCGATTAATGACAGATGTCATAAAGATCGAATGCGTACGCTGCAAAGCGTCTCATCCCGAGACTTTGTACTCGGGAGACGACCGTCTCTGCGTGTACTGCAAATCTGATATCGCGGAGCAAGAACCGCAGCCCGCGAGCCCCGAACCGGAGGTCGAGCAGGAATCCACTGTCGAAGAGAAGGCACGCGCGGAACTTGCTCTACGGTTCCTGACTCGTCGTAAGTTACTGCCTTTCGTCGAGCGGTTTAACCCAGATTATCAAGCCGGTTGGGTACATAAGGACATATGTAAACGATTAGAGGAGTTTTCCCGAGATGTTGCAGCAAAGAAGTCGCCTCGACTCATGCTCTTCATGCCCCCACGGCACGGTAAGAGCACGCTTGCATCGGTTGGATTCCCAGCTTGGCACCTTGGGCGACATCCTGAGCATGAGTTTATTAGTTGTTCTTACTCGGGTTCACTCGCAATGGGCTTCAGCCGCAAGGTTCGTGGCCTCCTTCGCGAGGAAGGATATAAGTCTGCCTTCAAGACCCGCCTCGACCCTCAGTCTCAGTCTGCTGAAGCGTGGCTTACTACTGTTGGTGGTGGTTACGTTGCTGCCGGCGTGGGCGGCGGTATTACTGGTAAAGGGGCTCACATCCTCGTTATTGACGATCCGGTAAAGAACCGAGACGACGCGGAATCACAAAACGCGCGAGACAGTGCCTGGGACTGGTATACGTCAACCGCTTACACACGTCTCGCGCCAGGCGGGGGCGTGTTGGTAATTCTGACGCGCTGGCATGACGACGACTTGGCGGGTCGTCTGCTTAAAGCTGCCGCAGATAACGGCGAGCAGTGGGAAGTTGTGAACTACCCAGCCAGAGCCGAGGTGGACGAGGAGTTTCGTCAGCAGGGTGAAGCCCTCCACCGCGAGCGATACGACGAAGAAGCGCTCGCACGGATTGAAAAAGCGGTTGGGCCCAGAGACTGGTCAGCACTGTACCAGCAGAACCCCGTAGCCGATGACGGTGACTACTTCACCAGAGACATGATCCAGTACTACGACCGCGACGAGGTCGACGAGGATCGCATGCGTTACTACTGCGCGTGGGACTTGGCGATCGGTAAGAACGACCGGAACGACTACACAGTCGGAATTGTCGTTGGCGTCGACGAGTACGACCAGATGTTCGTTATGGACATGGTGCGCGGACGGTTTGACGGCTTTGAACTGGTTGAGCAGATCCTCGATCTGTACGAATCGTGGAAGCCGTCGATCATCGGGATTGAGAAAGGACACATCGAGATGGCGCTCGGGCCGTTCCTAGAAAAGCGCGTCCGTGAGCGTGGGCTCTACGAGGCGTATTTCAAAGATTTGAAAACTGGCCGCAGGGACAAGGAGGCACGCGCCAGAGCAATCCAAGGCCGGATGCAACAGGGCATGGTCTTCCTGCCCAGAGATGAGGAATTTACTGGGCCATTAGTCGCAGAACTTCTGCGCTTCCCGAATGGGGTCCACGACGACCAAGTAGATGCCTTGGCTTGGATCGGTCTGATGATGACCGAGTTCAGCACCTTCGTAGAGAAGATTGAACACGTCCCAAGCTGGAGAGACCGGCTCCCTGGATTACTTAAGGGCGAACGCAATAAATCAGCAATGAGCGCATAACGATGGCTAAGACACGAAAGATTGACCCCGCAAAAGAAGAAGAGATTACACGCACCCAGTGGGCGCGTTATGAACGCGCTCGGGATAACGGCCACCTCGATTACGTGGAGATGGCACTCAAATGCGACGAGTATTACCAAGGCGACCAGTGGGACCCAGATGATCAGGCTGTGCTTGAGAATGAGGGCCGCCCTGCTCTCACGATTAATACTATTTTGCCGACCATTAATACAATTCTGGGCGAACAGTCGACTCGCCGCGCAGACATTAAGTTCAAGCCCCGTCGCGGCGGCGACGAAGAAGTAGCACACACGCTGTCCAAGCTGTACATGCAGATTGCTGACAGCAACAAGCTGGACTGGGTCGAACAGCAAGTCTTCAGTGACGGCCTGATTATGGACGGTCGCGGATACTTTGACGTTCGCATGGACTTCAGCGATCACGTTGAAGGTGAGATCCGCATCACGGCTAAAGACCCACTGGACATTCTTATCGACCCAGATGCTAAGGACGCCGACCCAAAGACTTGGAACGAGGTGTTTGAGTCTAAGTGGATGACGCTCGACGAGATCGAGGAGCTATATGGCGAGGACAAGGCGGAGCGCCTGCTGTTCGTCGCTGAGAACGGTATGAGCTTCGGCCCTGATTCGGTCGAATATCAGGAAACCCGCTTCGGTGATACCGAAACAAACGACGATTACTTCGGCGCAGGCGTCCCTGGGGACGAGGAGTACCGTAACGTTAAGGCACTGCGCGTCGTCGAGCGCCAACACAAGAAGCTGCACCGTGCATCTTTCTTCGTCGACCGACTGACTGGCGACCAAAGGCAGTGCCCTTCCGAGTGGGGCGAGGCGAAATGTAAAAAATTCGCCAAGAAATACGATATGGAGCTCATATCCAAGGTCATCCGCAAGGTTCGGTGGACTGTTACGTGCGATCAGGTGGTCTTACACGACGACTGGTCTCCCTATGACCAGCTGACCATCGTCCCGTTCTTCTGCTATTTCCGTAGAGGGCGTCCGTTTGGCGCAATCCGCAACCTGTTGTCCCCACAGGAGCAGCTGAACAAGATCGCGAGCCAAGAACTGCACATCGTGAACACCACCGCGAACAGCGGATGGATGGTTGAGAGCGGATCGCTCGTTGGTATGACGGCCGATGACCTCGAAGAGCACGGCGCAGAGACCGGATTGGTGCTTGAGTACAATCGAGGAACGAATCCCCCATCGAAAATACAAGCCAATCAGATCCCTACTGGCCTCGATCGTATTGCACAGAAAGCAGCAGCGAATATTCAGGCCATTTCGGGCATCAACGACTCAATGTTAGGCACAGATAGTGCTGAAGTGTCTGGAATTGCTATCCAAGCTAAGCAAAATCGCGGCGCAATCATGATTCAGGTGCCTTTGGATAACTTAGCGAAGGCTAGACAGTACCTAGCAGAGAAGATCCTGAACCTGATCCAGACTTTCTACACCGAAGAGCGCGTTATTCAGGTCACAAACGAAGAAGACCCGCTACAGCCGCGTGAGCCACTGGTTTTGAACACAATGTCGCCCGAGGGAGACATCATCAACAACCTCACGCTGGGCGAATACGACGTAATTGTCTCCACTGCCCCTGCGCGGGACAGCTTCGACGAGACTCAGTTCGCAGAAGCACTGAGTTTACGCCAAGCAGGTGTCGCAATACCTGACGACGCAATCATTCAGTACAGCCATCTAGTGAAGAAGCAGGAACTGGCCAAACGTATACGTCAAATGACCGGTCAAGAGCCACCAACACCAGAACAGGCACAGGTAATGCAGCAACAGCAGATGCTGGCGATGCAAAACCTGCAGCTGGAGACCATGAAGCTCCAAGCTGAAGTCGAAAAACTCCAGTCCGAAGCGGCTGTAAACGTCGCCAAGGTACAGGAAGTAGCGGAAGTGAATCCGCAAGCGCGTCTGGCTGAGCTACAAGCGAAGCTCCAGATGAACCAAGAGCAGCTAGCCCTCCGCAGAGAGCTTTCTGCTGCTACCAACGAAATCCGCCAAGGGCAAAGTGAGACTACTGCCGCAGCCAAGATAGCTGCGGAGGCTATGAAGCAAGGTAGAAGCGCTACGCGCACAGCTGGACCAACCCAACCAACCCAATAGGACTTTGATATGAGCACCAAAGACGAATCAACTGAAGACAAGCCGCTGGAATTTGACGTAATGCCAGGGGCTGATCGCCCCGAAGAGGACGACACGCCTGCGCTTGACCTAAGTTTTACGCAGGAAGAGGAACCAGAAGCCGTTGTCGAAGAGGAACCCACTGTCGCTGAAGCCGAAGAATCGGAAGAAGAACCTGAAGCCGAAGATTCCGAAGAGGACGTGGCCGAAGATGAAGCCGAAGAAACCGAAGCAGCTGTCGAGGAGGTAGAGGAAGCCGAAGAAGCGCCGGAAGAACCTGCCCCCGAGCCTAAGAAAGCGACTAAAAGCAAAATGGTTCCTAAAGCCCGCCTCGATGAGGTGCTTGCAAAGCAGAAAGCCCTACAGAAGCAGCTTGATGAGATAAATGCTGCCAAAGAAAAAGCTGAAGAAGCGCCCGAAGCCTACGATTTCGATGAGAAAGAAGTCGAATACCAGAACATGGTGCTCGATGGGGAGACAGAAAAAGCTGTAGCTCTGAGACGAGAGATTAGAAAGGCGGAGCGCGAGCAGCTTGAGTACGAAATGCGCCAAGAAATGACGCAAACCGTAACTCAAGACCGCCAAATGAACGCGCTTCAGCAGGCTGCGACCGCTATGGAAGAAGCGTATCCCGTTTTCGACCGTAACTCAGCGGAGTTCAACGAGGATTACACGAACGAAGTCCTCGAACTGCGTGATGCGTTCATGTCCACCGGCTATGACGTAGTAGACGCGCTGTCAAAAGCCGTCAAATACGTCGTGAAAGACCACGATTTAGATCAAACGGAAGAAAGCGCACCGAGTTTGGCTGGGAAAGCGCCGTCTGTAGACGAAGTTGCCAAGAAACGCGCGCAAGTGAGCAAAAAACTGAAGGCCGCAGAAGCCCAACCACCTGAATTGCCAGGTGAAAGTTCCTCGGTTCATGGAGAGAAAGGTCTAGACGTCTCCAACATGACCGAAGAAGAGTTTGATGCGCTGCCTGAAGCCACCCTGAGACGCCTACGCGGCGATATTTTGTAAGGAGCAGCCTAAATGGCGAGTGAAAGAGACCCACGATTAGCCCGAGCAGGTGTCTCGGGCTTCAATAAACCTAAGCGGACGCCTAATCACCCGAAAAAATCGCACATTGTTGTGGCTAAAGAGGGAGATAAGATCAAAACCATACGGTTTGGTGAGCAAGGGGCTAAGACTGCGGGCAAACCCAAGGCTGGGGAAGGCGACAAGATGCGTAAGAAGCGCGCCAGCTTCAAAGCACGCCACGCTAAGAACATATCCAAGGGCAAAATGAGCGCGGCCTATTGGGCCAATCGCGTGAAGTGGTGATCTGATGGCTAGAACAGACGAACCTAAATGGAAACGCATTGTCGCGTCGGTTAAGGCGGGCTCAGCTGGCGGAAAACCTGGCCAGTGGTCAGCCCGTAAGGCGCAAATCGCGACGCAGCGCTACAAAAAGTCAGGTGGCGGTTATAAGGGCCCCAAAACAAAGGCTCAGAAGTCGCTGTCTAAGTGGACTAAAGAGGAATGGGGGACAAAGTCCGGTAAAAACTCAACTCAAGGAAGTAAAGCGACAGGTGAAAGGTATCTCCCGAAGAAGGCTCGAAAAGCTTTATCAGACAAGGAGTACGCTGCCACTTCCCGAAAGAAGCGGGAAGACACAAAGAAAGGCAAGCAGTTCTCAAAGCAGCCAAAAAAGATAGCGAAGAAGACAGCGCGGGTTCGAAAAGCGAGCCACCGCCCTAGCCGACGCAGTTGATTTAGGTGTTGCATACGTATATTAGTATCGCTAATATTCTATGTATATTCGTCCATCAGAGCGATATCTGATCGGCCCGTAGCCGTAAAAAACGTAACCATCGCCTGCACAAGGCGTTAAACCTGCCGAGGTCGCTCTCGTTAAAACGCGCTAGTTCGTCGTCCCACGACACGGGAACACGGATTAGCCGCTCCAGTAAGTCGGCTAAACGAGCAGGCTTTATTAGCTGCGCTATTAATACGACAATTTTATGGAGGCCATCATGGCTTTAACGAACTTCGGTACGCTTACGGGCGACCAACTGCAGATGTGGTCGCGTGAATTCTGGAAAGTAGCACGCAACCAATCTTTCATTAACCAGTTCGCTGGTACTGGCTCTAACGCGATGGTTCAGCGAATCACTGAACTGACCAAGAACCAGAAAGGCACGAAAGCAAACATTACGTTGCTTGCTGATATGACTGGTGACGGTATCACTGGTGATAACACGCTAGAAGGGAACGAAGAAGCCCTACGCGCGTATGACATCACCATTGAGCTAGATCAGCTACGTTTTGCTAACCGCATCGCTGGCCGTATGACGGACCAGAAGACAGTGGTTAACTTCCGTGAGCAGTCTCGCGACGCCCTTGCGTATGCAATGGCTGACCGTTGTGACCAGTTGGCATTCTTGACTCTGTCAGGTGTTGCTTACACTCACAAAAACAATGGTGCTCTGCGTACTACCTCTTCTTCTGCTGGCCACGAGTTGGTAGATCTGGAGTTTGCGTCTGACGTTTCTGCACCTACTGGTGATCGCCATCGTCGAATAAGCGGAACCTCGATAGCGGCTGGCGACACTACCGCTGTTACAGCTTCTGACAAGTTGGCCTACCGCCACGTTGTAGAACTGAAAGCCTACGCTAAGGATAACTACATCCGAGGTATTCGCGGTGCTGGTAACCAAGAAACCTTCCATATGTTTGTTACTCCGCAGCAAATGGCTGACCTCAAACTTGATAGCGATTTCTTGGCCAACGTGCGTAATGCCGGTGTCCGAGGAACTGGCAACAGCTTGTTTGCGGGTTCTTCAAGCCTGATGGTAGACGGCGTGATGATCCACGAGTTCCGTCATGTGTTTAACACTACTGGCGCAACTTCTGGTGCTTCCGCTAACGCTGGTGCAGCTGGCTACAAGTGGGGTGCTGACGCTGACGTAGACGGTGCTCGCGCATTGTTCTGCGGTGCGCAAGCGCTCGCACTGGCTGATATCGGTCTGCCTGAGATGGTTGAAGACACCTTCGACTATGGCAACCAGTCAGGCATCTCTGTAGGCAAGATCTTCGGTCTCCGTAAGCCTAAGTACAACTCAGACATTTCTGGTAGTGCTCAGGACTTCGGTGTTATCGCCCTCGATACTGCCCAGTAAGACTGTCGCCCCCTCTTCGGAGGGGGCTTTTTTTGGAGTGTACGGATGAGAAAAAGACCCTACGCGAAGCCGAAGAGCTCACCTACAACCAGCCGTAGCGCCCGATTGAAAGCGACGGTGGCTCGTATGAAAACGAAGAGACAGGCGGCTAGAGCTGAAGAAGCGAAGAAAGAAGCTGAGAGGCTAAACACTGTATCTAGGAAGAGAAAGGCCCCTGCGACAACTGGGCAAAAGAAAAAGGCCGGCTCCTCTACCAAGAAGGTCGCGGCCAAGAAGCCGGTTCCACCTAAAAATCCAAGAACAGGTCGTAGAGGTGGTTCAGTAGATTCAAAAACCAATATGGACTTCGACGCGGCACCTCGAAACACGAATAGAAACCCCCGTGCTCGTGCTCTTAGTATGCAACGCGACAAGACCGGTGGCGTAAAGACCAAAGCAGGCGAGTACAAAGTATTCAAGAAGAAGTCACAGGCTGCAGGCAGCTTTCGCTCAGCTTTCGCTACGGCGAAGAAAGCAGGCAAGAAGACATTCACTTGGAACGGCAAGAAGTACACCACCCAAACTAAGTAGGCAATAAATCATGAAGATTGTTAGCAGCGAAGGCTTACGCGTCACAACAATGGGCGGAACCGCCGTCTTGTTCGAAGCAGGCGTACCTCGGGAAATATCTGAGGAGATTGGTCTTTTAGCGATCCAACAGGGAGCAAAAGAACTCAAGGGTTCTACTGTTGTTGAGGAAGAAATAGATGTCTCGGTTGTCGAAGAAACAGCTGTCGAGGAGATCGTGCAGCTGGACTCAGAGTTAGTAACCGTCCTTGAAAAGATGATGGATGAAGGTGACCCAGACAATTTTAAGACGGACGGCTACCCGAAGGCAGCGGCTGTAAACAAAGCTGTTGGGAGAACTGTTGATACAGACGCCCGAGAAGCTGCTTGGGAATCAATTCTGAACTCATAGGTATATGACATGACAGTATCAGTACAAAGCGTAATCGACCGAGTGCAGACCGTGCTCCAAGATACAACAGGTGTCAGATGGCCCATAGTGTCCGAGCTTGTGCTTTGGGTGAACGACGCTCAGCGCGAAATCGCTTTGCTGAAGCCCGACGCGTCGGCTAAAAACGAGACCATAACTTTGGCCACGGGCACCAAGCAGGATATACCTTCTGGCGGCAACCGCCTGTTAAAGGTCGTACGCAACATGTCTGCTGCGTCTGGTGGCACGGGTAAGCGCTCTGTAAGGCTCGTAGATGCTGAGGTGCTAAACGGTCAGACCCCCGACTGGCATGACCCCTCCGTAACAGGCGACGCTGCTCACACTAATATCGTGAAGCATTACGTCTATGAAGAATCGAATCCTCGAAACTTCTACGTCTACCCAGGTGTCGCAGGTAGCGCGTACTTAGAGATTATCTACTCTGCCAACCCCGACACAGTTGCGCAGGACGGGAATCTAGATATCCCAGACATTTTCGCGAACGCTGTAATGAATTACGTGATGTACATGGCTTATATGAAGGATGCCGAGTACGCAGGAAATGCTCAGCGCGCTGGCACTCATTATCAGATCTTTCAAGCGCAGGTAACTGGGAAAGGCCAGATTGACGCGATCACGAACCCCAATATAGAACGCAGAGAAACAGCGGGAGCGTAACGCATGGCGATTTCGTACGAAACGCTACTTCCTGAGATTCTACCGATGGTGTCTGGGTGCTCCGACACAATGGTAGAGAACAGCGTCCGCGCGGCCGTTATCGAGTTGTGTGAGATGTCTGAGGTATATCAGTCTGAGCTTGATCCAGTGACCACTGTCGGTGGCATTTTTGAGTATGACCTCGAACCGCCAAGCGGTACTTCGGTCCAAAAGATCCTCTGGGTTACGCACGAAGGGAAAGATTTAGAACCGCTGTCAAGCACGTTGCTTGAACAGCGGATCCCCAAGTGGAGAGAAGGCAACGGTGTACCCGAATACTTCGTGCAGCAAAGCTCCCAGACGTTTTGGCTAACCCCTGTGCCTACAACGACGTCTGTATCTAGCACGATTGTGCGCGCAGTGCTGAGGCCGACTCACACAAGCACCGCCTGTGACGACGATGTAATGGACCGTCATAGGGACACGATTGTCAACGGAGCCTTATTCCGATTGCTGCGGATACCAAACAAAGATTGGACGGATTTGACAGGCGCAGGCATGTACGGGTCTTTATTTAACGACGGTTTGAAGCGCGCTGAGTTACATGCTCGCGGAGCGGACACCGGCATAGCTAGGAAGGTTCGATATGGCGGAAGTTCAGGCGCTTTGCGCACAAGACGCCGACGTTACGGTAGCGGAGGATAAACCAGTTTTCGCGCAGGTCCGTGAAGAATGGGACTGGGTGAAGTGCGGAATAGAAGAAATTTTAGCTGAGCAGACTCAGCTTACGTTTAGACCAGAAGATGTATATGCAGCTTGTCTAAACGGAGAAGCCCACCTTTGGGTAGCACCAGAGGGGTTTGTAATCACCACCACAGAGGTGGACGAATTCACTGGTGCAAAGACATTTTTGGTGTGGCTTGCATGGGCAAAGAAACGCGGAGCTAGTTGCGTGATTAAGTACTACTCCTTCTTTGCGCGGGTCGCGAAAGACAGCGGCTTCTTAAATATAGAAGTCAGAACGCCCCTAACGGCGCTGGAGGATTACCTACTCGCCGAGGGTTGGAAGAAAGACACAGTGGTTTATACGAGAGAGTTGTAATGGGTAGCAAACCGAAGAGAAGCGATTACAAGGCATCTCCTGCAGAGATCGCAAACGCGAAGATCGGGGCCGAGAAAGCAGAATTTTTTGAAAGGAACTACCAGCCTTTAAACGTGGCCGAGCTAAAAGACGCTCTGTCCGATGATGTGACAAAGCTGGCCCGTAGCAGAGCAAACGCGGACGTTATGCAGTCCTTGACCTCCGCGCCAACCTACCAACAGACGCAGAATGCAGGGCAGTTTTCGCGAGATTTCTCGCAGGCATACCAAGGTCAACTGGGCAAAGCCACTGCCGGTGCTGAAACGCTGCAAAACCAACGCGCAGCAGCAGCTGTGGGTGTAGCTCAGGGTCAGAGCGCGGCGAGTGGAACCGCGCGCTCTGCGCTCGCTGATATCGGCACGTCCCGACAACTTGATCGAGCTAAAAATAACGCACTGGTTCGGGCGGCTAAGGTCGACGCCGGTATGCGTATCGCGGGTGCAGCTGGGGATAAAGCCTTCGGTTCGGGTGATCCTACGAAGCCCAACGCCTGGGACAACATGCGTAACGCGTATAACAAAGCGTCAGGG